TTACATGGGGGGAAACAGATCTTCATACTTCACATCCGGATCAATCTTCTTGGCGGCCTTCAGCACCTTATGGACGGTTGTCTGCCGGGGTGCATACCCCTTTTCTCCGGCCATCGCGTCAATCGTTTGCCGGTGCACGCCGCACTCCTTGGCAAATTCCACCGAAGTTTTCTTGTGGTGGTCCAGCCACTTCCCAAACGGCGTCCGGTACTTCCCCAGTCCAAACATTTTCCTCACCTCGTCAACCAGCATGGACAAGGCCGGAAAATTTCATACTTCATCGCGTGAAATAATTCGTCATAATGGACAACCCGCGACGCATCTACATGTAACACATCCCCACCCCGCGCAGGGTGGAGCAACTTAGGGAGGTGTAGCGTGTGGCAGAGCAACGCAAGGCGGTGGTGTTCAACATCGACGATCCACTGGAAAAGGCATGTCTGGAGTATGCCAGAACGATCAACTTCAGTAAGTGGGTAAAGGACCGGTTGAAGCCGATCGTGTTGTCCCTGCAGGCGCAGCGAGCGCAAAAAGAAAACCGCCCCGGGGAAGGCGGTCAAAGCAAAGCGTAAGCGATAGTTGCAACGCTACCAATGATCAATCCGATTCCAAGTCCGAGCAGCATGCTCATCCCTCCTGTCAGTTTTATTTGACAGGATGCCCGACCAGGGCAAAAACCATACGGAGGTGCATCGTTATGATAGTGCGTATCAATGGCGAGCCTTTAGCACCGGCGGCCGGATGTGAACGGGTGGTGGTAGTGAAACCAAACCCAAAGTTACGGCAGCTCGCGATCACGCTATGGACGGTCGCGGGCAGCATGATGACCGCTGCACCGGCGGCCGCCGACAGCGGGAGCATGGCATCCGTTCTAAAGATGTGGAGCAGCTTCAGTCCGATGTTCGGAACACTCCAAGGGTTGGCGCTTGTGATCGGAACGCTCGGGCTTCTTGCCGGGATCGTGATCGTAATCTTTCAGCGCCGATTCGGCCGGATGACGCTCATGACGGCCGGAGGCATCATCCTGGGGACGGCACTGGTACCGTCAATGGTGCTGCTCTTGTACTTCCTGGGAGCGATGCTCAACGACGCAATCCAAGCAGGGATACAATCGACGTTTCTTCAACAGTAGGTTGGTCCGTTGCCAGAGTAGTCCCGCGCCTCTCCACGACCAACGAAGATGTGGAGAATTTCGCGTCACCGCTGGCTGATGGGTATCAGGAGATCGTGGATCTTATAGCTGCGGCTGCCAGAGGGTGGCGCTGGCCGGAACGGGAGCGCATTTTCTGGGAGACCATCATAGCCCGGGACCGGTACGAGATCCGGATGGCGACGCCGGAGCACACCGCTGAGCTGGCGCAGCAACAGGTGGAGGCGACATGGCCGACCGCCGTGCTAGAGCCGGCAGAGGATGATCATCTGGCCCTGTTTGGCCCTGACACGGATGGTTGGCAACTTCGCCTCCGGTTTCCCCACTTCCTTTCACTCTCCACCGATCGTCGCAAACTGGCACCGCTCCCCCAGCTGCTGGAACTATCCCGGCAGTTCCGCTGGGATGACTATTCCGTCGTGCAGTTCGGCTTCCAAGCGGCGGAGCCTGACTGGTGGAAAGATGCGGCGGCGGACCGGCGGGAGTTCGACGGTGGATACAAGCCGCGAGGCTGGCGGAAGGTCGGTCACCTGTCCGATGCTACTGAGCAGAAACTGGCCGGTCAGGGTTTTGACTTTGTGCTCCGCGTGCTCGTCCGCTCGGCCGACCCGCGCCGGCGGCAGCGTCTTGGTCGGGGCTTGTGCGCCGCTCTTGCCAGCCTAAACGGAGACAACCAACTGGATGCCCGCCGAGTGCCCGGGTGGCGGCTGAATCGCTTCCTCCGCGATACGCGCGCCCGGCGGATTGCCGTCCCCTTTTTCACCCCGCGCCGCGACATTATCACCCCAGCCGAGATCGGCCGACTGATCCAGTTGCCGCCCAGGTCACTGCAGGAAGAGTACATGGGGGTGGCTGCCAAGTCGCAGCGGGAATCAAAGGCACCGGCGGAAGTACGACGGGGTGGGCTGAAGCTTGGGACCGTTGAACAAAAGGACGGGACATATGAAGTGTGTATGCCTATCGACAACCACGATGAGCTGTGCCTGCCCCGGGTGGTCATCGGCGGCATGGGATCGGGAAAAACGCGGGGATATGGCGCCAACCTGATGGTGGAGGCAGTCAAGAACGGGTTCGGTGCCCTCAGCATCGACCCGGCCAAAGGGGAGATCGGCAACGAGGTAGCGGCGGCGCTGCAGGCGAACAAAATCAAGCGGATCCGGATCGACGGCAGCGTGCCGATCGCTTTGGACTTCTGCGAGGTGCAACACTCCCCCAGGGCCCGGAACCGGCTGGCGAAGAGCATCATCTCCTTCTTCAACTCGGCGACCGATGAGGCCGGCGCGCAGACGGCGCGATACCTACGGGCAGCGATCATGGGAATGAGGACGCCCAGACTGGCCGAGATCCTACGCATTTTCGAGGATGACGACTACCGGGAGGAGCTTGTCGCCGGTATGCCGCCGGGCATCCACCGGTCCACCCTAGAAGACTTCGGGCGGATGACCGACGGAAGGCGTGCGCAGGTGCTGGCCCCCATCCTCAACCGGTTGGATACTATCCTTGGCGACGAGTTCCTGGCGGAGTGCTTCGATTCCGACAACTCGCTTGATATGGTCGAGCTGATGAGCCAGCGGCATGCGGTCATCATCGACGTGCCGAAGACTGCTCTCGGACCCGAGGGAGTTGACCTCATCGTCAACCTGCTGTCCGTGAAAATCGATCTGGCGATGACGCTGCGGCCGGAAGAGAAACAGTTCCCCTTTTTCGTCATCTATGACGAGCCGCACCAGTTCCTCCGCTCTGCCCGCGCCTGGAATTCGGCAGCCGTGGAGTCGCGGAAGTGGCGTGTAGGGTACGTCTGGATGTTCCACTCCTGGGAGCAGATCCCGGGCGACCTGGCCGAGATCATCCGGAGCGCCGGGCCGCACTACCACATCTACCGGGCGAGCAAGAAGACGTTCCGCGAGTTGGCCGAGGAGCTGGCACCGTACACAGTTGAGGACTACGTCAAGATGCCACGGTTCCACGCTCTGAACGTGCTTCGCGTGGGCGACCAGCAACATGTAGTGTTCATGGCGCACATGGCGCCGCCGCCGAGTATGCAGCGCAACGCATCACCCCAACACCCCTCGCCGCACCATGTAGCATAAAAACAAGGCCTCCCACCCTTTCGGGAAGGAGGCCGCAGTATTCCCTAACGCTCGCTTGCGCCTATGCGCTATGCTAGAGCGTATGCAGCGACGGGTGGCTTTATTCCTTTTCCACCTAATTCTTCACGTTTCTGCTTAGTATCGTAACTAAATTTCGTATGAATTCTGAATGGTAACAACCTCATGACCTAGCTGCTTGTTAATTTCATTTGCAAAGGTTGTCATTTCGATTCTCTTCACAATCCCTTCTGAAACAAATACGGCAGTTTCTTCAATCCCGTCTTTTGTTATGTAGTCAAGGGACATGAAAAGCACTTCCTGCTGCTTGGTCTTTGTACCAACACCGGATAATCCCCCAACAACAGCGCCTAATGGGCCTAATACTAGTCCACCAGCAACAGCACGTTTGATTACCGACTTTTGCTTTTCCCTTAGTTGTTCACCAGTAGATAAGTGAGCGAATTTTATTCTCGATAACGGAATGGTCTGCTTATGGTTCACCGTGATTCGCTCCGAATCCAGAAACAGATTCACCTTCACCCCGTCTGGCAAGCCCTTGATACCACTGACATGTGTAGTTTGTATTATCGAAAGATATTTTTTTCTCATTTTAAAAAGTTTACCTGCGATTATCAAACAAATAACAGACATTAGCAAAAGGATGAATATCATTGCCAAGACCATTTTACTACCCCCTGTATAAATTCCATCTCCTTCCATCATAGCTGGTTTGACTAAAATAGGAAAGCCTTACGGCGAGTGCTAAACGCAACGGCTCGCCTATTCCTTTTCGCGCCAGTCTGCTACAAATTTTTGCATCAACTATCCGAAGCAGCTCGGTCTCTCCTCTGTGCTTCCACATCAGAATGTATTCACCGTGCCCCATCTTTTCGCCTAGGCGAATGTCGTGTCGACGGAGCTCCTGAACGGCCTTCTACACCTTGTAGTAAGCCTCTTTACCGATCAATCGGAAAATTGTGCTGTACTGGCGAGGAAACCGGACCTCGGCCTCTTCGACCAAGGGAATGTCGTGCTGGAGAAACTTCACGACTTGGTGCCAGAGAAGCCAGGACATGACAAGTTCTTTCGATTCCAAACAGCTCACCACACAGGAACGTTTGTTCTGTATTAAATGCAAACTGAAGGTGAACATACAAATAAAAAAACCTCAGCCATTAAAGACTGAGGTTTTATGTATCGGACAGATACCTATGCAACGGCTGCCCATACAGGCCGCTTATGCGCATAACACCTGCACACGATTACATAGGGTTTACTCTATCCTTGAAGTTAATATATGATTTACGAGCCTTTTTATGAAGAAAAACGACCTTTCTAAGAAGGTCGAAGTGGGTGATATATACTGTATGCGCGAAGCCTATGCAACGACTGCCACACAGGCAGTTTATGTGTTAAATAATGTCACACGTATACATAGGTCTTACTCGCGCAGTACAAACAACGTTTAGCAACTTCAAGTAAATACTACTAAAAAGCGATCACTTTGTAAACAGTTTAACCACATTTTATACTAGCGAGTTATTTCCATTTGAATCAAAACTTAAACCACATATAATTGCTAACCATTTATCTTGCTTAAGTCAATAACTTTTTCAGTTCCGAAAAATGCACGCGGAAAAAGTTCCTGCTGTACGATTTTAGGTTTAATCAAGTTATAAAATTCGTTGTATCCGTATTCATATTTAGCGTAAATTGCATTTGCCACAAAATCAGCTGCCTGAATTGCGTAAGAATTTTGTGATTCAATGTATTTTACTCTAATGTTTACGTTGCAGCCCATTTCGTAGTTTAGTTTGATTTTTATGTAATCTGCAAATGAGTTAGTTGATTTAACCTTAATGCTCCGTTTATCTAGATTGAGTGAGAGGCTTGTAATTTCTCTTCTTTTCGCCACAGGAGCAATAAGAAAATGCAACAAGTAGTTATACAGCAAGTTCTCATCATCAAGTAAAGCCTTTTTTACGTGGTGTAGATCTGCAACAACGTATCGAATATCAATATCTTTACTCGCAATTTTTCGTAATAAATAGTCCTTTACTACAGGGTACGCATGGCTTGCCTTAATTTCCCGCTCATTTTCAAATCTTGGAAATTTATTTTTTACCTTTAAAATGGCTTTTTCCATTACATTTTCCAGTGGTTTTGTGTTTACCGTGCTAATACAGGCAATAGTGAAAAAACGACCAGCAGTTCCGAGATTTCCTGATTCGTCAAAGTTCAAAATCATTTTTATCACCCACTTATATTTCTTGCTCTCTTTTATATTACAAACATATTTAATTATATACTCAATTTCGACACTTATCCACACTATGTGGATTATTTACAAAAAAAACGACAAAGCCCTGCAGCGGATCTCCGCCAGAGGGCTTCACTGTTACTTCCGGTTCGCATCCAACATAATCGAACGAGGCCTGTGTTGATTGCATCAGGCTCGCTTAACGTATCGGCTGCTGGATTTCATGCTGGTATTGCCAATCTTTTATAAAATAATTGTTGTACAATGTACAATGTAATGTTATAATAAAATCAGAAAGGAGGTGGAAACTTGGGATGGTTGAAAGAATGGCTCCCGCTCATCATCTTCCTGTACACGATCTACAAGGATTGGGTACATCCGCAGCTGGTAAAGCGGAGGAAAAAGCAAAAGCGGCGCCCCCGCCAAGGTAAACGCCGCAAGTAACACCGGGGAGGGAAACCTCCCCTCACCATCCTAAGTATAGCATGAAAAACCGAAAATTAGACGTTCGAAATCTGGTTTCTACTCGTGGAGTTTTAGGTCTGGCTCTTCTGTCCACATACTCCCCCACCGATCAGTGGTGGCAAAACGTTATCCTAGTTGTCGCTGTGGCATACTTGTGGGTAACAGCAGTAATGGGAAGAAGGGATTAAAGTGAAGGTTGAGCTTGATGAAATTCTGGGGTTTGGCGAGGTCTGTCAGATAACTGGAAAATCAAAGGGTTACATCCAGGAGTACATCCGCCGCGGCCAGTTTCCGGAACCGGTAAAAACGTTGTCTTGTGGGCCCTTGTGGCTTCGGGAACAAATCCAGACGTGGATTGATACACCGAGAAGAAGAGGAAGGCCAAAGAACACAAAAATGCCCTCCGGCGAGTAACGCCAGAGGGCTGTAGTGTTTAGAAGAGCGTATCCATGACATTGACGATCTGCTGCTGAAGCTCTTCGCTCAGACCAATTGCTGCACCAGCAAGCCCAATGATTCCAGACACGATGAGCATGACGTTTTTCTTATTCTGTTTCAACCAAAACTTCATGCTTATGCACAACCTTTCAATATTACCGTTATGGTATTGCCATCCCACTCCACAGTCAGGCTGAGAGCTGCAGCGATTTCCTGAGACCAGGCGTAACCGGTGCCGTTTATGATCTGCAGGGTAGCCAACTCCTTTCCATTGAGAGTTACCGTCCTACTGATATCACACCAGCCGACGACCTCACCCTTACCTACCGCTTCCGCCACCGCCCGCACTGGTAGCAGAGACTTGCCGTCTCTCAGGATTCCACGGACGGCCAGCAGCTTCCCGTTCACTTCGATTGCACAGGCGTTATCCACAGACGAATGTTCTTTTTGTGAATAATCCACTGATTCATAATTCAATCCGCAATATTTACAGATAGCCTTGGCAATCGCCACCGCGCACTTCTCGCGGTAGTCAGGGGTTTTGAGCAAGGCGCACTCGTCCTTGTTGGTCATGAATCCCAACTCGCAGAGTACACCAGGTATGCCGTACCGAGCTGTCTCTCGGGTGATGTGGAGGTCCGCTTGCTTCACGCCACGGTTGCGCAGACCTGTTTCCTGTATCAACCGCTGCTGGATGAGTTCTGCAAGTTGCTTCGCCAGATCGTTCGTGAACGTTTCGATGCCGTGTGCCGGGCCCCATCCGGCCCCCGCGGCGTTGGCGTGGATCGAAACCAGCAGGACGTCATATCCTCGGCGCTTCAACTCCCGTGCTAGGTTGGTGCGTTTGATTAGAGGCATGTCAGTGTCATCGGTTACCGTCAGGCGGGCATCAATCCCGACCGCCTGTAGCTTCTTCTGCAGCCGGCGGGCGACGTCGCGGTTAAATTCGTATTCCCGGAGCGATCCGTCCGGGGAGCACTTTCCCGGCGTTTCTGCCCCGTGGCCGGGGTCGATAAGAACGATACGTTTAGCCACTTCACTTCGCCTCCTTCTCAGATTGGCGGTTCTTTAACCGATCCAGCGTGCTCATCAGGAACGGCGGCACCGGTAGCCCCAGCTTACCGCAGTTCTCCAAGATACTAATGCCCTCTGTACCGATCAAAAACAGCAGGATCGCGTCTCGGATGAATCCCTGACTGTTCCCACTGATCACGTCGAGTTGATGCGCCACGATTACGAAGGTAAACATCGCCACCTTCCGGCCAATCCCTGCCAATGCAGTCCTGCTGTTCACTTCACGGCGGTAAATCGCTGCTGCGAGACCGGTTAAGTAGTCAAGGACAAGAAAAATTGCAAAGGCGGCCAGGAGATGGTCCAGTCCGCCAAATAGATACGTCAAAGTTGCGATTGTTCCGCCAGTTGCAATTGTTAGCCATCCGTCGTATTTCATTTGTCTTGGTTCCTCCTCACCCCCTTATTGGGGCAAAAGTAAAGGAAGCTGCAGCAGCTCCCCAATAAAAAAACGCTCAATCTCATTTGAGAAGGAGCGTTACACGGTTGGGTATGGCTCAATTTTCGCAACAGTATTTTCATACTCTTGCTGGGTGATCCATCCCTGCGCCAGTGCGTTGTCGATCTGCTCTTGCGTGAAGTACGTTGCCGCGTACTGCTTGATCTCTTCGTGGTACGTGGCATTAATGTCAGAAAAACGCTTGTAACCGTCAATATAAATCTGATAAGCGTACCCGCGCACCAATCGCTGCCGTAAAGTTTCTACCATGTTTATCCCCCCGTTTTTTATACCAATCCGTTGGTGACTAGCGTTTCCAAAATAAAATTCACGTCGTCTTGTATGATCGTATCCCTTGATCTCAGGTAAGTATTTTCGTCTTTCAGCTTCGCGTTTTCTGCTTTGAGTGCTTCCACTTCTTCCTCCAAAGTTTTGTGAGATTGCTCTTGTTTCGGAGTGTAATGGAATTGCCCGTTGGAATATGTGAAACATGTTTTGTCGTGCATTATCAAATCTGCGTATTCTCCCGGAACGGGAACCGCCTCCCCTTCAAATGGCGAATGTTCAAAACCGAACGCAACCTGTCCAATTGTTCCATCATCATTTATCTGACAGAATCCTTTCACGTCTATTCACCCTTTCGATTACGCTTTAAGGTAATATGCTACCCCAGCAGAACCTGATTGTCCGATACTCGACACATTAATTGACGAACCTGGATTGCCCCCTGCAACGCTAATGACTGCGGTATGGGAAGGTGCAATAATTCCAACTACGCCGCCACCGCCGCCACCACCGCCGCCGCAGCTTTGATAACTCCCCTCACTATACCCATTTCCACCGTTGCCGCCTTTCGACTCAATCCGTACAGATGGTATTGCGTTTGGGGAAATGACGATCACTACACCGCCGCCACCGCCACCTCCTCCGCCTACGCCTTCATTCCATCCGCTATTTGTGGCTGTTGCCAAATACCCACCACGACCGCCGCTGCCACCAATTCCTGCGCCACCGCCGCCTCCTGCGCCGCATACACTGGAAACTGATCCATCATTGTCCTTGCCACCACCGCCGCCTCCTGCACCGCCGACATCGGCACTGATAGAAAAGGACGTTAATGGGTCAATTGACATTACGCGATTCACCAATCCGGCCAGAGTAGGGACGGCGCTTCCTCCGTTCGGCGTTAAAGTATCATCGTAACCGCCCGCTATACCCCGTGTTACCATTTGGCCTAACAAACTCCCGTTTGTTCCATGTGTTCCGGCTACTTTTCCGGACGTCCCAAGGGATACGGGCGATTTTCCGTTCTCTCCATTGGCTGATATAGTACCTGATCCAACAATCTTATTTGCAACCACGATCAACACACCGCCGCCACCGCCGCCAGCATTGTCGGTTGATCCACCAGCACCACCCGCCGCGCCCCTGCCGTCGGCGTGAAGTCTACCACCACTGTTGATGGTCAGCATCCCTGCAACATAGATTACGTTTAGTCCTGTATTCGTGGGACGTAGTGATGCCCCCGCGTTGATTGTCAAGTTGTTATAGAAACAGGTCGTGTGATCGAATGTCTCATCCGCACCCGTGACAACTCTATCACCATTCGTTGCCCCGAAATGGTGGAACCTTGCCGCTCCCGATCCAATGACCTTTTCCAGTTTGTTTTTGTCGTCAGCACTCATGAACCCGGCGGCTGTTGGCGTTGCAACGGCGTGTGTATGAGTAGACAGTGACACATCTACGCCTTTGAATTGTAACACGCCTGCGTTGTAATCGGCTTTCAGGATGTAGTTCTGCCCATCTTCAGTTATGACGTCGAATCTGTTGGCGTTGGCATTCAAAAATGTGCGCTGCCCGCTTGTCTCGCCTATACGTGAGCCATCCGAGAATTGCACCTCGCTGACTCCGATTATGGCATTGCCGCCCATCCCAAGATTTCCGGTCATTGTGTCACCGGTTTTGTTTACTTTCCCGTCCCATGCCGTAACCTTGGCGGGATCAACCGAAATCGTGATTTCATCCGTTGCAGAATCAGGCGTCATGAGGATAGCTGTTCCTTCTCTTAATGTCGCTGTATCCTGTTTGGAGTCTGCGGCCACACTACCCTTCGATGTTCCGGCGTTGTTCTTCACGGCGATTGTTGCGAATGTGTTCTGGTTGACCTCAGCGCCCGTTGCAATGCCGTCCAGCTTGGTCTTGTCGGCGGCAGCCATGAATCCGGCGGCGGATTGCGTTGCAACGGCGTGTGCCGCTCCCCCGGCCCCAACGTGTGCCGCCGGTGCGAATTGCGTGGTGTCAACGGCGATTGTCATGGTGTCCGTTGCGTCGTTCGGCGTGATAATGATGGCCGACCCTTCTTGGATGTTCAATGTGTCTGCTGATTGATCTGCCGCCAAGTTGTTTCCTTTTTGTGCCCCGGTAGAAGTTTTGACGCTCACACTTGCGAACATGGACGGATTCGCATTCGCCGCAGCGTCCCACCGGGTTTTGTCTGCCGGTGTTACGTGTATGCTTGTGTTGTTGGCGTGAGCGTCAACCTTGGCCTGTGCTCCTGTCGTCGTTTCGCCGTTGTTTTTGATCTCAGAAAGCGCTGCGGATACCAGGTTGAAAAACCAGTTGAAAAGAGAGGCAGACGGCTTTTCTCCCGGTCCGAATCCGGCATCCAGTTTCGATTGCGGCGGATCAGGTTCGCTCTTGTTCCATTGCGGCAATTTGAAATTGAATGGCATGTCTTTACACCCCCGTTAAATTGGCAATTCCACGTCATGCTCTGGGTCGTATGTGTATCCCAATGTACCGCCCTGCGTACCGTCCACACTCGCAAAACCCGTTGCAGGATCAATTTCCTCCTGCGTGTAGTTGGACGAAAACGCGAACGTCCCGGCAAACAACACTTCGGCCCTCACCCCATGGGCCGTTACCGCATTGACAAGGCGGCCAAACTGATTGAGTGAAAGACCGGTCTTGGCAATTTCCCCGGCAGGTACGTCCACATGCAACGCGGCCCACCTGCCCGGAGTGGACGCCACCACATTGGCGTCAACATAGCGGTATTTATTCGCAATTTCTTTGCAAACTTCGAGGCTCGACGCGGTTACAAACGAATCAAACTCCGCTTGTGTGATTTTGAAAATCCGGAACGAATCCACGTTGAACGCATGACCGGATGTGCCTGTGTGTTGAATCCTCGGGTAAATATAAGACACTCCGGGCGTTGTAACGGCAGTTACTTTGAAAGCATAGACAACTGGCACAAATATTCCAACCGTAGTCGCCGCATACGATCCTGTTACATTTGACGTTACGACCTTTGCTGTGCGCGTCACTCCGGTAGACAAGGAAGTCATGTACACATTTGTTGCGGCGTTTTCGTTGTACACATCCGCAATTGCTAGGTAACAATCGCCAACTGCCGGGTAAATGCGTTTTGCGGCCAGAGGATCGACGTTTGTTGCGGTTGATGTTTTTGTAATCTTGACACTGTTGGCTCCGGTTGTCTTTCGCGTGCTGTCCAGCGCTGCCGTTCCGCCTCCGTATGCCATGGTGTTTGTTGCCTCGAAATTCCCATCAGTACCTAATAAGTTATTCCGCAGCAACCAATCATCATCCGGCCACAACTCCCGCACCTTCACCACCTGCGGATCGACTTGCAGAATGAACGCCAGAAACTCAATGATTGTGTCGATGGACCCGTTGGAAAAGTTTCGCAGCACCTTTGACTTGATGAGAACGCGAAAAACCTCGTCAGTGGCCTGCCCGCGCTCCTGCCTCACGTTGCGCCCGTGCCGGTCCAGCACCGCCCCCTCTGCCTTGTCAACGTCCCGCCACTCTTCGATTTTGTCCAGCAGGTCGGTGTTCTCTTGGATGTGTGCGGCGGCAATTTTCAGCAGCTTGCTTACGTTTGAATTTGGATGCTTATTGAAATTGTCGGTCAATCTGTCCCAAAACTTTTGCAGCACATCAGACAATGTTAACCACCACCTTGCCCGGCGCTGTTTGTGCAACTTTCTTCGGATCAATTGATACGTTGGCGGCGGCGTAGTTGGTTCCATCCGTCGAAATCGTCACTGTTGCATCCACGACGCCCGGCGCGGTCAGCTTCGACAGCGCGACAAGGTGGGCTTGGATAACGTCCTCGCCCATTCCGAGGCCGTCATGGAAGTTACCGCTTGCGTCTTGCCCGCCGATGTACTCCACGATTTCCTGTTGAATCAGCGCGGCCCCATTTGCCGGGTACAAGCTATTGGTGCGAATGTCCACCTTCACCCAAACGTCCACCTGTTGAGCGTAACTGAATCCAATTGTCTGATTGTTGCCGCTTGCGTCCTGTACCACGACAACCGTTGATCCGTATGCCCGGATGCCCGCCGCCTTTGCCCGCAGGATCGCTTTGGCAATGTCCGGCGGTTGACCGCCAAGCACGATGGCCTCCACGGAATGAGGCGGCCTTCCGTCTGCGTCCGGCACGTCGCCCTCGTTCTCTACCACGATTGCCGCCCTTACCTCCGGAACATCTTTCAAAATCGTGGCCCGGATGCCGTCGCCTGTCGGCAGTCCATCTTTCGCCCCTTGCTGCAACGCCCTTTTTCGCAATTGCTCGTCGGTTTCGGCGTCTTGCCCGCCTGTTGTCGGCGTTGCATTGGAAACGGATAACACTCCGGCTGCCGGTGTGGTGATCTTGGTGATAGTGTTCGCTGGCACGTTACCCCTCGCCCCGGCTTCTACCGCTTCAATGTCTGCTACCACTACACCGTTGTTGTCGCTGTCTGTGACCGGCGAAACGGTCTTGAACACGATTCCGCCAAGTGTCTCCGCCATGAATCCCGCCGGAACGGTCGTGCCCGGATCAACGGTTATGCTCAATTGCCCCTCCGCCTTACGCTCTTGACGGCGGCGAATGCCGATTTTCGCCACTTCCCGGTCAAGACTTACGCCCTCTGCCGTATCAATGAAACCGGCGTTATACACCGCTTCTGCCTTCTCGTTTTCTTCGGCGCGGGCATAGGCCCATAGCTTAATCAATTTGCCCAGCTTCGACCTGTCAGACAGGTTGACATTGGCCCCGAACTCTTGCCGGGCTTGCTCCTGCATTTCAGCCAAAAATTCCTCGTAGCTTTTCCGCTTAAACCCCTGCGCCGTCAGCACGCTAGAATCCCCCCTCTACCACTTCGCCGTTTCGTTTGACAACCCGGAATGAACCGGACAACTTGCGTTCTTTGCGGTCAAACTCCCATGTGATTTCCTCGACGGATTCCACCCGGTCCTCCTGCAAAACGGCAGCCACCAACCTCTCGGTGATTTCCTCCCGGTTGAACTTTTCGCCCAACACCTCATAACGCGGGAAGCCGTGACCTTCGGGATTGAGAAACCATTCCCCCAGGTTCGTTGTCAGAATGTCGGCCACGCATTGCATTAACTCGTCGTCGCCTTCGACCAACTCAAGGTCATTTTGTCCGTCAAATACCAGGTCGCCGGTTGCGTCCACTTTGAAATCAATCACCACGATTCACTCCCTTGCTTGCCGATGATCCGCACGCCCCGCCCTGCCGGATTGTCGGCCCGGAAAGTAACGCCCATCGGCGCGACGATCTCAACCCCGTTTTGGTTGTCGCTGTACATTTTGATGCCGCCTGCTTCCGTCAAAACGATCCGGTCCTTCATGTCCTTGGATGCAATCAGCAAATCTCCCGGATTGATCGGCGTCACCTTGCCGCTGTCATTCGTGTCAATCGCCTGTTTTGGGAGTGGCCGGGTAAACAGGTTTATCCCGCACACCACAACGGCGTCATTGACGTCCAACATGCGATCCGTTGGTGTGGCGCTGTCACCATGCAGGATGCCGTCAATGTCCCGCATACAGAAGGAAACCAACACATAATCCCCGCGCTTATACGGCGTCCGAATGATGTACCTGCCCGTTTGAAAATCGGCCACCGGAACGGCTGTAATCAGGTCGCCGTCCGGCAGCAGTTTCACGTCGGCCATCAGTTTTTCCGCGTCGTATGTCTCGATCTGACCGATTGCGGACGTGTGTATCCCGGAAATCAAGCTATTCGCAAAATCATCGAAAAACTTTTCTGGCTCACTCATACCGGGTACACCTCCATTTCCGTGTAGAATGATGTGCCGTCGTGTCGGCCTTTCTCGACCCGGAAAAGACCGTTTGCCGTCTTACTTTTGATCTGCACGATGGCATCCGTCGTGATCCGGTGATTGAGCAGCGAAACAACTTTCCAGCCTTGGCGCGTCACCTTTTTGTCCTTTGCGTCGGGAATCTTAATGGTTTCCGTTGTCTCAATCGGCGTCGGGCTTCCGATCAAACCGCGGTCCTTGTCGATCACAATGCCGATAGGCTGGCCCTCGTTTTTGGGCCGAATAAAGATTTTTCCCCGCGTGACGTGCGCTTTGGCTCCGCACTCGGCGGCCACCTGTGCAATCGCCCGTGAGAGAGGCGCGTTGATCGTTTTCCCGCCAAGATATTTCCGGTCGTTCGGCAGGTTGAATGCCCCAATGTGCAGGCCGCATTGCGCCAATAAATCTGTCAGGATGGCTTTTCCTGTGATACCGGGCTTGTACGTCTTTTTGATGTGCAGTCTCAACCATTGCCCGTTGCCGTCCACCGCTTGGATTTTCGTCACCTTGTCAACGCCCTGCCATTCCGTTTTCGGCTTTTCCACGAAACCGAGAAACAACGCCCCCACGTCGCCTTGATACCCGGCATTCAGCACAATTGGCGTATCCTTCTTGATGGCAAGAATGGATTGGTCGGATAGGTTGTAGACGGTGATCGTTGCCACGTTCGGCTCCTTTCCATCGTCAAAAGGTATGTCAAACTGGATGGTCGGCCCGTCTTTCCCCAATCCGCTCTCGAATCTCTTGTTGCCTGCAATCAATTCGATCTGCCGACCGTACAATGCCCCGATCATGCGGATTCACTTCCCGGCGGCTCCACCATCAGGAAAACGGTTGTGCCCAATTCATCCCATCCGACACGCGACGCCTGGCCGCTCAAATCCTTTGGAATCAGTTGCAATTTCGGCAGCCGGGAATCTGTCAGGGAAGAAAACAACGCCCTGCCAATGACCATTTTTTCGCCGTACACAAGCACGTTCCCGTCCCGCTCAATATCAACGGTGAAGAAATCGAAATCGTGGTTGTAGTGAAATTCCAGCGTGAAAATTTCTCCGGCCAAGTCGATCTCAAAACGGTACGGGATTTCCTCCACGTCGATCTCTATGTACTCCACGCCCGCCACCTCACTCTAACCCTTTATTTCGCAGGAATGCCGCTCGACGCTCCATTGGAGAAGGCGGCCCTTTCTTTGTCTGCTGCCGCCCTTTGTTTGTCACCGGCTTGGATCGCACGCGCTGCGGCAACGCCATACCCTTTACCGGCGACGACTGCGTAAGCCGCACGCGAACCAACGTCATTGAAAACTGAAATCCGTTGGCGACTTCTTTGCCATGCTCTGTGCCAAAACTCTCAATGACCAGGTTGTCGTATCGCACGCGATTGGTGTATGTGAGCAGTTGTCCCTTTTTTTGCATATCTTCCAGCTTTGTCAGTCTGCTTGCGGCATCCGGCCCGGTGACAACGCCGCTAATGCTCAACACTAGCGGCTTTCTCTCCACATGATCCGCGACGCTGTTTCCGTCCTCAATCGGATGCTGCGAAACGGTTGTCTGTCGGTCCGGTTTGTCTGCGTAGACGACGTTCAACAAAACCCCGCCCAATAATGCCACGCCTGCACCCCCTAGCTGCCGAACTTGACGGCCAAATTCTCGAACAGGGCCGCCAATTCTCGCTTGGTAATCTCAACGATTTTGTTTTCGTCCAACGGCTGGCCGCCCGCTCCGTTGTGAATGTGAATGGCAATGCTTGGCGCAACCGTCGTGACATTGCTTGTCTTGCTCGGCGCGGCTGCGGCCCTCAGGTCAACTGTCGGCTTCCCGGCATTTTCCCCCAGCACGCCCGCCTGCCGCAATGCGTTGGATTGCCTCGCGGTCAGGACGCTTTCCCCTTTGTGCAACTCCGCGATATATCCGTCCTTTTTGACCTCGGCCAGCCCGCTTGCGTGTGATCCATCCGGCTGAATCAACCCGTTTCCGCCCATCCACTTCGGCAGGCCGAAACTCGGCATTTTGAATGACATGATCGATTCCTTGAATGCGTTCCACTTGTCGGCAAGACGACCAAAGAAGTCAAATACCGGTTGCAGTTTGTCCATCACTGCGTCCTTGATCGCGGCGAATTTCTCCTTCAACGCGCCCCACAACTCGATTGCCTTGGCCTTGACGGTATCCCAATTGCGGTACAGAAGGACACCGGCAGCAACGACGACGGCAATGCCTGCCGCAACCCACGTGAGAGGATTGGCCCACATTGCGCCGTTCAACGCCAACTGCGCCAGCGTGACGGCCACTGTGCCCGCTCTCCACGCCTTTAACAACGTGGCAATAGTTGTAACGACCTGCAACCCCTTGATTGCCACCACGAACGCACCGACGGCAGCACCCGCAGCAAGAACGGTATCCTTGACTGCGCCCCAATTGTCGATGATGAAGCCCGTTGTCGCTTTGAATCCGTCCAGCACCACCGTTCCGATTGGTGCCAATTCCTTAATCAACATGCCCGCAATCGTCGCCAGATTCGCCAGCACATCCATGAACACCGGACCGTTGGCCTTTGCATACTCGATGAAGCTTTGGAACGACTTGTTTTTGCCAAGGCCGTCGGTCCACTTCTTAAACCCCTCGCTCATGCCCAGGAAGCCTTTTTCCACGTCGTCCATGATCGGATCGAACGCACGCAGCAGGTTGAGAAATCCGGATCCAAAGTTGCCGAATGTGGCCATCAGGTTTTTTAAGCTGTCCACCGCGTTTGCTTCCAGCCATTTGAAGAACTTGAACGCGCCATACCCCTCCATTTTTTCGCTGAAGCTGCGGGCCAGATTCCCGAATAAATCAGCAACGCCGGAAATGGTCGGTTCCAGCTTGGTCAGGAGTGTTTGCACGCCTTTCAGCCCGTAGGTGAACATTTTGAATACCGGCTTCTCGAAACCTTTGACGAACCCGCGCCAGAAGTCCTTGAACGATTGCAGACTTTGCAGCGCGGCCCTCTGTTCCTCGCTGATGCCTGCATACACGCCAGCCAATTCTTTCAGCGCGGCGGCCCGCTCCTTCGCGTCTTTGCGTTGGCCGCCTTTTCTTCCAGCTTTTCGATCTCCTTGGCCGTTTCAAACACTTGGGACAACGCGCCAATGGCCACCGCGCCGAACGCAGCAGCACCCGCCCCTGCTGCAAGGAACGATGCACCCAGCGCTCCGATTGCGGCCAACGTCGGTCCAGAGGCGGCGACTGTCATGGCCAGCAGGCTCGTTATGGCAACGCCGAACGCCGTCGCTTTTACCGTTGCCCATCCAAACTTGTCGCCCAGCCTATCTACGGTCGCGCTTGCAATGAGTGATTCGCGTTGAATGTCATGCAAGGCCGTTTCCGCAACTTCCCCCAGCGTGGCAAACTCACCGGCAGCCTCGATGATCTCATGGCCCATGCCAGAAAGCGAATCCTCAATCTCGTCAATGAGCGAATCCACGCGGGCCAGCGTCTTTAGGTCAACGTCCCCAAAATCAATCTTGACGATCAAATCGCGCAATGTCTCCAAGTCCTCACCCCCTTACTTTGGTTTGTAGACCGGCTCTTGCCGGTGACTATCTACAAGCATGATCCGCGCCAGCGTTTCCAAAATGTCGTCCGGTGGCCATTCCTTTACGTCATGGGGATTGATTCCCGGAAACTCCTGCGCTATCACGTATGCCCACCACCAACGGTTAGCATTAAGAATGTGGGCCTTACCCACATCATAGATGCTTGCAAGGCCCAGCAATTCATCATTTGCCGCGTTGAAATCGGTACGCCGCCATCGACAACTCCTCTACCTCGGCGTAGTCCTCGAAATCGTCAATGCTCACCTTCGGATCAACCACAACGTGCTCGAATACAATATCGGTCAGCTTTTCGTTGGTCTTTCCCTTGTCCTCCCACTCGTCCATCAGTTTCAGCCAGGGACGCGGCGCGACTTTTTGCAGCGTGTATTCCACGCCGGAAATCTCACTTTTGAATTTCTTTGTAGGCATGTACGGATTCTTGCGTTGGCTCATTGTTTACCCCTCCAAAATGTCCTGTTTTTTATCGTTGGTCATAGTCCGCCACGAAATATTGCACTTCAACGCCTGTCACTTCCGTACCGCGCTCCAACGGCGGCATTTTGAGTACGCGTGCCTCTGTGCCCCCAACGCGCACTCGCGGATCGTTTTGATCGTCCAGCATGATTGGGAAGGTTTTGCGGGCTTTGTACAACTGCCGGACGTGCGCCAACGCCGGACTGTTGTGCTTGTATGTGACAGTGATCGTGCCGGTTTGGTCAGCACTTTCCGCAAACACCACTTCGCCATCAGCGCCAACGTGCGGCGTCACGCCGTCGTTGTTTTGCTCAGCCCGGATCGGCGAACCGTCCATAAACCCGGTGTGGTGCCTCCCATCAACGATGAGCGACACTTTCTTGAAATCGTAGCTTGTTGATTTTGCCATCTATCTCAGCCCCTCTCTTAGACTTTCAGCACGCCTTGTACTTCTACCTGATGAATGGCCCCGGCAATCGTTGCGGACCATTCCACGTCCGGGAGAAGCCTGTTGGCGCGGTCATTCGTCGAAACCTCAGCGCGCGTCGGCGCGGTTACGGTGTAAAGCGCCTCACCGTTTTCCTCCGCAATCATTCCGTTGTTGTACGCTTCTTTCAACGGTTGATCTACGGCTGCCACCGTCATAGAAATCCCGGCGTTGGTGAATGGCACTTTCGGAACCCGCGTCAGGAGGCCGAACACACTTTCCGCAATGCGTGCTTGCAGGAAATGCGCCGACTGAATCACGTCGATAAACTCCCCGGACGTCGCTTTCGCCGCCGATACGATGTTGACGCCACCCTCGCGGATGTACGTGGCCATGTTTTTCTCGTGGATCGCATCCACGTCCATATCGTGCGTCGCGCCGAAATTCGCCGGTTGCACGCCATTCAGCGTCTTAAACTGGACAGTGTACGATCCGATTTCCAACGGTGCAATGTATCCCACCAACGCTTCCGCCGGGAATTGGTCGTCAGCGTCCGGGTGAACCATGATGAACGTGTTGTCGCTGTTGGGAGAAGTCAGGTCTTTGTTTGACGTAGAAGCGAAATACAGACGGTCATTGGCCGCCGCCCACGCGGATAGCGCAGCGATCTCGTCGTCGCCCTGCTCCGGGGATACCAGGTAATAAAAATCGCTGTGTTCCCGCAGGAGTGTATCCAGCGCCGCTTTCAAGTCGTTCGGATCGCCCGTTGCGCCGTCATAGGCAATGCCGTAAACGGCCACCTTTGCCGGTTTGTTCTCTTGTCCCAGCAACTTCTCAGCCAGTTTGTATTCTCTGGACGCTTGCCCAAAGTCAACTCCGATGGATGCCAGCGCATTATCTCCGGTGTATTCCTTGTACGCCTGCACCTTGGACGTGGCTAGAATCAACGGCGTGCCAAAACCCTGCTGGCTTGCCGGTCGTGTTTCGCGTGTGATTGTCACGTTGACATACCGATTGCCCACGATTCATGCCCCCTTATGGGTAAATTTTGTTGTTGATCTCCACCTTGTCGAAATACCCGACTTCCTCAATGCCCTGCTGCAACGTCTTGTGCGCCCGCAGGATCACGTCAAAGCCGTTTCGCCGCTCGTAGTCGTCAACCACAAGGGCATCCCGGTTCTCCACTTGGCCGAGAGAGACCACGGCAATGCCGGCAGCTTCCAAATCTTCCTGGCCGTAGAAGTCGAACCAATCCCGGATTTTCTGAGCCAGCTCGATCGATTCATCTACGTCCTTGTGATAGGCCGTGATCGAAAGCGTGACTTTGAATGTCTCAGTCTGGCGCAGCAAGTAAGTCTCGGCCGTTTCTACAACGGTGACCTCAGGTTGACCAATGTCTTTTACATAGGGGCTCGTGAATTTGTAAGTGGCGTGAGCCCCTGTCGGCCTTTTCCCGGTCTGATCGGCCTCAATCACGGGCAAGCCGCCAATGTGGGTTTTGAGCGCGGGAATGATCAAGTCTCGAATCTCCGTGATCTTCACTCGCCCACCCCCCTTGCAATGTAGATGAACACGTCCGCATAAGCTGAATAGTCCTTGAAGTTCTGGATGGTGTAGTTGCGGCCGCCGTACTCCATCTTCTGGCCGGCTTTCAGCGGTCGGGTGGTGTATATCTTCCTGTCTGCCTCCGTGTAGGTGCCGTTCGGAACGTAGCGCAGATCATCGTCCGAGAGCGGCAAAATGATCCCCTGGACTGTAACCGGCGTTACCTCACCATCCACCCATTTGCCGTTGTCGGAATAGTGGCCTTCGTCATGCTCATAGATGGTGAACTCCACCTTGAATTCCTCTACGAAATCGACAAACTCAAACTGCTTGGCCATTATTCCACCACCTTATGCCGGATCGAGGTCACGAGTCGTGTTGTATCAATCAAAGGATTAGACGAGCCTTTTGTCAGCGTCGTTGAGTAGTGGTTGGGAGGCGACTTAATACTGCGTAACTTCTTCTGGATCAGCCCGGCAAACTCCAAGCCAATGGCCTCCAAGAATTCGTCAGGTGATACACCAAACCGCAGCACATCATTCATCATTCGTCCGATTTTCCTGGTGATCTTATCCACGTTTTCATCAAACCCGGATCGGAGAAAAGAACGCTCAGGAATGGTCACCTTCGGCACCAACATGAACAGTAACTCCAGCTTCCCTTTTTTCCCCTTCTTCCGGGCAATGTAGCTTACTCCCTCATTCCCTTTGACAATGAACGAATCCGGGAAATCCGATGCCCGCTTGCCCTTTGCCGCCTTGTTGATCGGCACCGTCAGGAACTTTGCCCGCTTCGGCTTGATAGTCATGCCGTACTCATGCACGCGAGCCAGTGTGACAATATTGATTGGTTCCTCGTCCACGTTGGAATCCTCACCGAACACCCCGACCTGTATTTCGCTTTTCTTCAACTCCTGCAAAATCTTGATCAGTCGCGGAATATTGTTGGTACTTCGGAACGTCACGCCCATCAGACAAAACCAACCTTTCGATATGGCTTCCAATAGCGGCGCGCTGCCTTGTAAGTGCCACCCTCAAAGAAGCTTTTGGATATGTCACCAAGAGACTGCGACTGCACGCTCTGGTTTTCCATCATGGCTTTCACCAAGGTCGCCACACCCATCTGGACGGCTACCGGAAGCAGGAGACTTCCAGATTCGTCCAGAAAATCACGGTTGCAGTCCTGTTTTACATGGTCGATTGCCGCAGCCAGAACGGCCTCGTAACGGGCCTGCTGCGGCGTGCCGGTAATATTAATGCCGAGAAGGGTTTCCAGATCGGAAAGTGTCATCTCATCACTTCCCCTTGCCTCTGTCCTTGCTTCTGCCGCCATTTTTCTGCGGTGGTTCTTGATCAGCTACGCCCGTTTCCTCAACATTTTCGTCAGCAGTCTCATCAACGTTTTTACTTGGACCAACTGGATTATTCTCAGTCTTGACCCGTTTCAAGGCATCTTGTTCCGCCAGTTTTCTGCCTTCTTCCTCCGCCTGTAACCGGCGCATGCGGTTAAACGCTGCGAGTCCCATAAAGGGATCCTCCTTTCAGAAAAAGAGGAAGGGGAATGCCCCCTTCCCTCTCAGCTATTAAGAGATTTTGAACCGGAACTTCACGACGCGGATCTTCTTAGGCTCATAGACCAAAGACCAGTTCGAGCCATTTTCCAACTCCGTATTGGTCGGGAATTCATCAGCAACTGCTGCCTCCGTCCATTTGATTCCACGTGGGTGCAGGATGTAGATGCGGCGGTTGATCAGGTAGTCTTCACCCGAGCTGGCAAGCGAATCACGGTCAATCTCCGTGCCGACAATTCGAGGATGAGATCCGTTGCCCAGCGCGACCGCGCCAGGGCCAAAGATGTACATCGACGCCACCTTTGTACCAGGGTCGAAAGGCATCGCATCATCAACGATGACACGCTTGCCCATGAAATAGGGAACGCGTACCGATTGATTGGCCTCTTGCACATACTCGATCAGTTGCTGCTTCGCAAGATGGCTTTCAACAGCAGAGTGCATGATGACTGCGTTTACTTGGTCCTTTGCATCCCCTAACAATTGGGTTGCATCGATGAAGGATACGCCGTCCAACACTTCGGCCCCGCCTGTCAGTCCGGAGATGTCCAGGACGTGATTGGCCATGGTCGGCGACGCAAATACGCCTTTCAGTGTAGAAAGGAGCACTTTTTGGTCATCGCGGACCCAATAGTTCGAAACCAAATCACCGATGGCTGCCAACGGATCGGCACCGGACAGCAAAGCCGACAGACCATTTGCTCCCCAAGCACGCGCCCGGCCGTGACGGCGTGCAACGTCTTTATTGGTCCCGATATTACCGGGAGTCAGGGCGCCCTGGTCTTTCATGATTTCAGAGTCGCCAGTGAGATCGTTGAAGTACGGCATATTGATCAGATTGCTAGGGCCGCTGGCCAGTTCATCAAATTGCGGATCATTCACAACGATTCCACTCTGCACCAGCGCAGATTTCTCCATCGTTCTTTGAACGACATAGTTGGTAAACGTGGTAGGTTCGATCACATCAGCAATACGTGTGATAGGCATTAAGAATCATTCCTTCCCAAATAGTTATCTTACTCCCGCGGCAGCCATCAACTGCTTGGCCAACTCGGGGTTTTCGCGTAAAATGCGTCCTTGTTCCGTGTAGTTTAACTGGTCTTTGGCCCAAGGGTTTTTCACGCCGGGAGCACCTTCTTTACCCTTACCGGGCTCATGACCGGTTTGCTTAAACCGTTCGTCGACGGCCTTCTTCAGCGCTCCCTGCCACATCTGCTGAAACACGCCGATCCGCTTGTTGGTGTCCTCGATGTCAGCGCCAGCAAGGATATCACGGAATTCTAGCGGCAGTTCCAGTTCGCGCAGCTTATCGACGGTATGCAGGGCAACTTCGCGCCGCAGGAGTTCGGTTTCTTTTTCCCTCAACTCCCGTTCCTTCTGTTGACGCTCGTATTCCGCTTTTTCCTCAGCGGACATCTTTTGCTTTTTTAGCTCTTCCAGTTGGTCCTGGAGCTCTTTGTTTTTCTTGCTGTATTCGGTGCGGACACGATCGGCGGCGCTCTGCTCGGCTTTAGAAACAGCCTCGGCGATCATGCGCTGGACTTCCTCAGCGGTCATCGTCCCACCAGCACCGGAGCCACCACCTCCGCCTGCAGCATCATCGACGCCTTTCAAAGCTTCATCGTGCTGTTCCTGTGTGACAGACCCAGCGTCCATAAGCTTTTTCAATTCGGCTTTGAACTGCTCCTTAGTGATTTTGCCCTCAGCCAGTTGTTGTTTCAGTTGCTCGATGTTCATGTTTCAAATCTCCTTCCGAGTTGCCCGTCTCCCACCCTCCAGAGGAGTTTGGAGTGACCGGCACCTCACGTTGTTTTTATTCGCTCACTCATCCACTGCTCGAAACTCATGTCGGCAAGTTCTGTATGCCGCGGCTTCTCCACCCCCTCAACTGTGTACGTCAAAAAGCAACGGCAGTGGATGTCCTCGGCTGCCGAATGAAGGTTGCCGGGGGACGGTCCCCTGCCGAAATAACCAACGAAGTTTTGATCTATCGGTATTTTCTTGTTGTTCAAGTGCTTGTGAGATGATCGCACCCTAGAGTCTTCGCTGCTGTTCCACTGCTTCATCATGATGACACCGTTTCGCTCGGCATGCTCTGCCGCCCCGTGTTTGGCGCTTTCCTGCACGCGGTGCGCTTCGGTTCGGACAATTCGCACAGACTTGGCAGCATCACCCTCTAAGGCTGTTTTGAGCCTCCCGGCCATCTCCCGATAAGTCTCCCCTTTTACGAGTCCTTGTGTGACCTCCTGCTGGATCCGGTAAACGATCTCCGCTCGGTTCTTCTCCAGCCGATGCTTGAGGGTCAGTCCGCTGACCGGGTTATTGATGGCCTCCAGGATAACGTCACTGGGAACCGTAGAGAAAGCCAGTTTGGCCTGAGCCACAGTTTCGATTCCCCACGCTGTGAGATAGTACCCTTCCTTGAACACCTTTTCCAAGGTGTCAGCAAATGTCTTGGCAATATCCTTGTAGTTCGTGGCCACCTCCTGATTTATCTCGTTGAGGAACTTTTGAAGCCGATCAAACTTGGCCAATTCATCATAGGTGAGTATGCCGTCCGACTCATACTTCTCGTAAAGCAAACCGAGCATGCCGCGGATCTCAGCGAGAGTTTTGGCGTATCGCTTGATTACCTCTCGCTCGCTGCCTTTGACCAGGCGATCGACAATCTTGTTTATCAGCTGAATGGCCTTTTCCAGGTTGGTCATTCAATCACCCCGTGTCCTCAGGGCCGGCCTCTATTTCCCCCTTATCTAAGGGAACGTTGTCCAAATCAACCACGGCTTCCCGTTCCTGTTCGATTCTGCGCAACTCTTCCTCCACGTCCTCCACAAAGGACAGCTGTGACAACGCCGTCTGGTGAGATGTTACGCCCAGCAGTGCCTTGGCCGCGTCAGCCTCATCTTTGATGTTGACCGGGATGTTGCGGGTGTATTTCAACTCCAGCTGCGTGTAGTCAAGCAGCAATGAACGCTTCCGCCAGGCGCTTGCCAGCACCTTGAACATGTACAGCATTGCCGCCTCATGCTTGCGCTCCATCGTCTTGGCCTTGGTCTCCAGGGCGAACAGTTTGAATCGCATGGCAACTCCCGACAAATTCCCGGCAAACTGCTCGTCGGTGAAATTGACGTGCTTGGCAAAACGGGTGATGTTGGCCTCCAGACGATCCAGATGGCTGTCGATGGCAGCGTGAGGCAGCTCTTTCACCAGAAACCGGATATCCTCTCCGTTTTCACAGTCCGGAATGAACAGGGCGCCCGTTCTGCGCATGCTGTTGATTGTCTCTGCATCAGGAGCATACCCGATGAACATCATATAGGCCGAACGGAACTGCTCAATCTCGCTGTTCATGTCCGATATTGCCCGGTCATAGGCATCAATCAGGCTGAGGACCTTGTCACCATCCCCTTGCAGTTCAGCATTGTTTGGCAGCCCAAATAACGGGCAGTAATCGAAGGGGTGTGGTTTTGTATCCCCCAGTTCCAAACTCGCGAAATCGGGCCCTTGGAATACGTATACGTTCGACTGATCGTAGAACTCCACCCGCGCCTTGCCATCGTGGGTTTTGTAGTAGATCATGCCATATGTCGGGTCAGTGATCTCCGTTTCAGAGATGATCACCGTCTCCCAGGGATTCACCCGCATCAGACGCTCCTGGCCATCCCGATCAATATACAAAAGCAGGCCGTCGTACCCGCACATGGCGGCGAACTTGCCTGCTTCACTGTTGAGATCGTCCAGATGGTTGACTTTCCGGAACCGCTCGATCTGTTTGGATACCACATCATACTGCTGCGCCGACTTGTCCAGCATGTAGTTAACCGGTTGGCCAAACATGTACCCAACTTTCGTGTCAATGATTTCACTGAAGAAGTCATTGGCCAGCTTGTTGTTTATCTTGTTGGCTTCTTCCTGGTCAAATGAGCGTTTGTAAATTGGAACTCCCTGACCATCCTTCTCGGCTTTGTAACGCTCGTAGTTGGCCAGCATCCTGGTCCGCATCACGGTATGGTCCGCAATGATGTCCTGGATGATCTTTGGCGTAATCCCTTCCTGCTCAATCAACTCGATATATTTTGAAAACAGATGAGTCACCCCCCTTAATAAAGCGAGTTCACGGCACGCATTTTCCCCTTTTCAGTTCGCTTACCTTCGATTCCATACCGAAGTGCCGCCATGGCATCATCAAAGACTTCCACCGGCTCATCGATGTATTTCCCGGTCTTCTGATCCTTCTTCCACTTCCACTGCTGGATCTCTTTGATCGTGTTCACGCAGCGAGGATGAATGTGAATCTTGAGACGTTTGAGGAAGTCGATCTGCGCTTTTACGCTGCCCGGTTCCTTCTTCACTGCCTTAGCAGCAAATCCACGTTTCTTCCAGGTCTTGATCCTGTCCGGCTCTGCAGAGTCACACCACATAGTCAGCCGCTTGTCGAAACCTTTTTCCACGGCCAGTTCAATGATCTCATCCGTGTCTTTCTCATGGACATAGACCTCATCACAGACGTAAAGTTCCCCGTCTTTCCAGCCCAACAAGAGGATGGCGTTCGCGTGGTTGAAGCCAAAGTCTTGGCCGAAATTCATGCTATCAAAGCGCTCAAACGCCGTTTCAAACTCATGAACATGGTAGTTGTGCAGGATCAGGCCGCCAAGCTCGCCCCACTCACCAAGGCCATAAACCCGGTAACCGTCCGGGTCCTGCTCTTTACGCAGCATCATGCGGCGGTGATAAGCCTCGTCAATGAAACGGTTCTGTAGATAAGTGGAGTGGTGTGTAAAAATGTCCGGATGATCGATGTCGAAATACTTCCGCTTGATCCAGTGGCTGGCCGACACCGGGTTGAAGGTGAACGTAATCTGATAGTACAGATTCGGGTTCGGCAACACACCGCGCAATCGGTCATCCAGTATATCAACGTCCGATTCCTGCAGCTCGGTCGCCTCTTCCACCCATATCCAGGTCAGCTTGCCGTGGGGGAAGTTGATCGATTTCAGCTTTTCTCGGTCGCGCGCGTCGTTAACGCCACGAAAGATGACGCTGTTACCGGTGATCTTGCAGCGAAGGGACAGCGGCGACTGCCTAATCTCCCAAAACTCATCTGCCCGGCTGCCAAAAATACGATTAATGGTCGCGGTCAGTTCCGCAAAGGTGCTGTGCCGGTTGGTTTCGTTGACCTTCCGGACGCAGAGGAGGTTCGCCCCCTTGTATTGCGGATCAGACAGCTTGATGATGAAGTCCTGTGCCACGTTGACGGACTTACCCGAACCGGCTGAACCCTTCATGACCCGGTATCTTTTGCGCGTCTGGTTAGCATCACGGAAATGAGCATTGAAGTGGACAAGTACAGCCGTCATGTTTGACCATCCCCGTAATTGATCTGGATCACGATTCCCTTGTCATCGGTGCCGGGGCCCTGCAGCTTGCCAATCTCCAGCTTCAGCTTTTCAATTCGAAGCCGTTGTTCCTCGGTTCCCAGCGCCGCCACCAGCATCTCTTCATATCGCTTGATTAAGCCTTGAAGCGTAGCCATCGCCCTAGACTGCGCCTGCAGAAAGGCAGCGTGCTTGTCCCAAGCGTGCTGCAATTCCCACTCCATTTCTTCTCCGAACATGCCGGGTTTGAACTTTTTCAACACTTTTGTCTGGTCCTCTTGATCACGAACAAACATGATCTTCTGCGCCCGGGCAATCGCCGTGTACTGGATGACGATGTTCTCCCAGAGAATGTCCAGCGGGCTCTTCACGCCAATCTCCCCGATGATGGCATGCGTCTCCTCGTCATCCGGAAAGATGCGACGAAAAAAGCCGTGAGTCACGGCGTTGCTGTTCCCTTTCGGTGCAGCTCCTCCCGCGTTGCCCACGGCGTTCTTATTCCCCTTTGGCGCCCCGCCACGTTTGGTAACGTTACTTTTGGGAATGGTAACGTTACTATTCAGGCGTTCGTCCCATCGGTCTTGATTCTTCCACTTCCGGATCTGTGTGTCCGACAGCCCCAAGGCATCGGCGATGTCTTTTAGCTTCATCGTTCCGCCGCTGTCGCGCCACATCTCAAATGCTTTGTCTCGGTCAGGACTTCGTGCTCGTGCCACTACATCATCACCACCACCTGGTTGAGTTTGTTTTGGAAAAGAAAAAGCACCGGGTGGGTGCTTAATGGTTAACCTTATTTTGAATAAACAATTGGCTTGTTGTATTTAATTAGCGCATTAAAAATACCGTTTTTCCCACCACTTGTACCGTTGAAGATCACTCTATTTTTAATTGCATCATACTTACCACCAAATTCAGTCCAAATTTTTGCTGAATGACTCCAGTCAATGCTGCCCAGACCTGAAATGTATTCCGTCACGTTAATGATTGTGTCATCATTCATTAGATGGTGAATGTATTTTGCAATAGCTTGGAATGATCCTGAGTAACCCAGAATGTATTTACCTCTATCATTACAATCATCGGGAAGCGCTTTGAATAGTTCGTTCAATAATTCATCTATCATTTCTTTATTCGTATCATAATTATCTTCATTTAGCAATTTTCTTGTGTCTTTTGATGATCCTACAATCATATAACTAATGGTGTCTCGAAGAGTCGATAACAGCATAACTTTTGTACTTTTTTTCTTTAACATTGCAGCTTCACTTTCGACACCAAACGCTTTAAGATATTCATTTTGGTTAGCAAGTTCTTTGGCCATACGATTATAGAGATCCACCTGATCAAATTTCAGAGATACTGATCGGGTCGGTTTTGTACTCAATAAATTTAGATCATGAAATAGTTGCTGTTCAGCCTCTTCATTCATGTTGGAATAAATGACGACTGGGATAGTCATATTGCTGATTCTTTTGTACTGTTCTGCGAAATTATTTTTTTCATCACCTGTTGTTGCACGTTCCATTTTCTTTTTTATCTCATTAAGAGCCAATTTTATTCCTTCTAACCTATGTTGCCCATCGTTAACTGATAGAGCCGAATTGATATCTATTTTTATTTGCTTACTATTTTCATCATAATCAATCTCTCCACGACATGACACTGTCAATGCACTGATAAACGAGTAATTATCCTTTAGATCGCCTTTTAATATGTACTCTGCAATCCCTTTTACTTTCTTCGGGGAGACGGTTCTCTGAACATTAGGAAATACCTTAAAAAAGTTTTCAAGTGAATTGAACGGAAACATCGCGACAAATGTATTTCTCCCAAATTGATTACCTCGGGCCCCTATAAAACTCACACTAATCATCTGCTGCGACATCATGATGTACTCCTCTCAAAAATATTAAAATGCACGTTTTTAAGAGTATATCGTGAGCCGCTCTTGAATCAATGCGAAATTATTGCCATTTTGAAAAACTGGGTGTTGAGTACTTGAGGTAATCCGAAAAAATCCCGCCCCGTTTCCGAGGCGGTAATGGAAGGGGTTCTAGTGAAAGAAAAGTTCCTTTCAATAACTATTGGCTTTCGTGTGACAAAAAATGTGCTTTTTAACTCAGCCACTTTGCAAACAAGTAAATGCCGCCCAACATGACGGCGGCACTCATAATACCTCGCATCCACTTTGGTGCCAATGTGTTTACCAACGCAAGGGCAACAGCAAGTCCAACAGTATACACCCCCAGTTTGATCGCTCCGTTCATTATCCACGGTGCATTTTCAGTCAAATCTAATGCCATATGAATCGCCTCCACCCCTTTTATCGACAAAAACAGCCTATCCCACTAGGAATAAGCTGTTCATCAGTCGCTTAGATATTTTCGCCTCCGCACGCTTTATATGCGTCGCCACGCTGCTTTTGCTAATCCCGAGTAGATTGGCAATATCCTCGAAGGAGAAGCACTCCCCATGCGCCAACACATAACACTCCCGTTCCCGATCGCTAAGAGTACACAGCGCGTCCTCGATCTGCTGCCGTTCCCACTCTGTCAAGTTGGCCGGGCTACCTGCAGTCGATCGCGAAATAAACGCCTGCATGCGGATCGGGTCCATCGGTTTCTCTCGCTGATAAGCAGCCAAACGTTCCACTCCCCGCTTGTTCCCCGGCCGGCGCCCGGTCTCCAACCATTGAATGACGAATTCAACATCTCCGATCATATCGGAAATCATTTGCCGCTCAGCTAATGCCTGGTCATCCAGCACCTTCTCGCCTTCTCTGCGGGCTTCGTAGGCACGTTTTAAAGCCTTCCTAGTTTCTTTATATTCCCGAAGCAATCCCTGCATGAGAACCCCTCCCCATTGCGTCTATTTGCGCCTGTTACCCCGGTCTTTAAGGAATCGCCGCGCCCCCACGTCTCCCATCAAACGCCGGTATTCCTCTAATGAGATTTCTTTCGCTGGCTGCCCGGGCTGTTTCCGTTGTTTTTCTCTGTGACATAGCCGTTCCTGCGCACGCTGGACATGCTCGGCAAAGTTGATCGGTTCTTTCTCTCTCTTTTGCTTGAACTCCATGATGTCTCTGATTTTTGCCACGGTCCGTCCTCCTCTCTGGCAAAATAAAAAGGACGCCAGAACACACCCGTTTTGGGTGAAGATTCTGACGCCCTCCGCTTTTCGGTCAGGCTATTTATTTGGCTCTTCTGTAACGCTTCCGTTTGGTTTCCTCGGTATCGAGTAGCTTGTCATCCTGGGTTATGATCGTGAACTTGTGATGAGCTTCCAACTTGCAGCTTTCCACGATGTTACCGTCCTCGATGATGACCACCCTGACACCTTTTTCTAAGGGATATTTTACCACAATCTCTTGTTTTTCAACAGCGCTCATCTTCCGTTCCCCCTGTCCGTTTACCCGTGTTATAATGGTGGTGCGAACATCTTTTCGGGCTCCTGCATAGGGGCTTTTCTTTTTGTCAGGCGCGAACGATTGATTCCAGCGCGTCTTCCGCACATTCTCTCGCTCCCGGATCGTCTGTTTCCTTAGCGATCGTCTGGAGCGCCATGACCAGCTTTTCGTATCCAGCACCAGCCAGCGCAACCACTCGAGCGTTTTCCGCCTTCAACCGTTCCACTTCCGTCTCTGCTGCGACCGCCTGTTGTATCCAGTAAGGCAATGCTTGACGGGCTTCGGCGATGAAACGGGCGTCCGCCTCGCCACGTAGTGACTTGACGAAAACGATCCGGGCTGTTACTCCGCTTACTTTGACCTCGACTTCATCGCATACGCAGCTCCAAGGCCCCGGCGTAGCTGTTTCACACAGCTCAAGATCAGTCGATGCATCGCGCTTTTTTGTTTCACATTCTGCTTGCATCCCGTTCTCCTCCCGTGGATACTTTATTGTTAGATCCCAGGCAGCGAGAAGATTGTCCGCTGCCCATGTTCTGCAGCTACCGGATTGATCCAGAGGACTTCGGTTCTCGATCTCCCTGCCTCTGCCTGTACTTTGCGCTCTTCGCGGTGCCACCCCCGCAGTCGGTCGTTGTACAAAGGGTGATCGTATCCGGATAGCAGTACAGGGCCGGGATGCGCCAACAGCGTCTCCAAAAGCTCCTCGTGATCGGCGTCCTTCATCTCGTGCTTATACATCCGTTTGCTACGAGTGGAAAGAATGTACGGTGGATCGGCATAGATCAGAACTTCCGGACGCTTGTATCGCTCGATCAGCTTTACCGCGGGCTGGCACTCAATCTGCACACCCCGCAGCCTGTCCGTAACAGTCATGATCTTGTCCGGCAGCAACTGCCAGTCTTTTGCAGGATGAGGCGCGTTGAGGTCGATAATATGCCGCCATCCAGTTCGGTCGCTGGTCTTGCCTCCACGGGCCATCCAGCAGCGGACGAGAAACCTTCTTGCTCGTTCCAAGTCGTCTCCTTCCGTCTCATATCCCCTGTAGTATTCGGCGCGGGCGTAAGGCGTCCAGCTAATAGCTCTGGCCAAAGCTTCCGGATTATCTCGTATGACGGAAAATAAGTTTGAAACTTCACCGTCCAGGTCGTTCACAGTTTCAAGAATCGCTCGCTCCTTGTTGAACAGGACAGCTCCACTGCCGAAAAATGGTTCCAGATAAGTCGTATGCTCCGGCATGTGGCTGATGATCCAGTCAGCCATGCTCCACTTGCTTCCTGGATAGTGTAGTATCCGTGGCGCTTTCACAGGTTCTCCTCCTCTCTTCCCACATTGCGAGTTTTGTTTATGTCTTTAGTACCGTTCACCCTGGACCAAATAGTATAATTTTTCAAATGACGATAGGGGTGACTAATGAATGTTAGGTGAAGAAATCGGTTGGTATATTGTTTCCGGATTAATACTTATCCCAGTTGGGTTTTTCATTATTGGAATTTCACTATTAGTTGCTTCAATTTTCAAAAGATCATGGGTTCATCTTTTTGCTTCACTTATTTTCTTTGTTCTTGCTACCCTCACTTTCTGGAAGGGTTTTAATTTTACATAATTAAGCGTTTGTTCCCACCCTACAGACTAAAATCGTACTCTGACCCCATCTTCTTTTTTTGTCCCAACGCTCCGTGTTACGTTCACATAAAGGAGCGTGAGCATATGAAAAAGTCGTTTTACTACTCGGTACCATGGAGTGAACTCAACTACCTACGCGAGACTTTAGCTTCCAGGGAAATTCCGTTTACACTCGAGCAAGTTGCCTGTTTACAACTGACCAATGGCGAAGTCGCTGTCGTCTTCCCCGACTTACACGTCCGTGTTTATCGCCACGTTCGGGAACTGTTCGGTGGCGATGGTCGTGCCTATCCATGGTAGCTGCGGGTGTTCCGATCGAAGTCTCGAATGATCGTGGTCTTGCTAATTCGTTTTCTCAGTACGGGACCGTACTTTTTAATCAACTGCTGTCTTTCTTCCTCGCTTAGGTGGTAGGTTTTTACGTCACCAGCGGGGCTACCTTTCAGCTTGTTCCGATTCAAGATTCCTTCAGGACCAGCAAAATAGTCGTTTGATGTACTCGTACTCATGCGGCTCCCTCCCCCAACAGAAAAAACTTGATCTCAACCCGCGGGTTTGCTTTGTCCACCTGGAAGTCTATGTACCGCGGCAGCAGCCACTGATCGTTTTCGTAGACGATGCCCTCCAAAGCGTCCCACAAGAGCTTACCCACGTTCTCCACGTCTCGTTTGCGGCGGGTCGGCCAGTAGATCGTCACCTCGGCGACCAGCTTTTCGTCTGTGCTCTTTTGCCACCCCTGCTGGTTGATGGCCGCCTGGGCAAGCATTTGCACGTCTCTGACCCATTTCTGTCCGTCCCGCGTGGTGATCCGCCGATTGACTGCCACGTTTCGATACACGTGGTTTAGCGTCGGCGGGTTACCGGGGATGATGAGGCGCAGCTCTTTCACTCCACTCATGATCCAATCCCCTTACGCCGACCGCTTGCCGTTCCGCTGCGCTTCATACCGGTGCCATTCGTCCATCAGTTCGTCAATGCTGGCTTTCTCCAAAGGCTTACCGCACGCTTCGGTTATTCCGTGCCGCAATAGCTTGCTCATCAACACTTCCTGCAACAATTTCATGTCTCTTCCCCTCCCGTCCTATGCCGGACGCTTTTCGTTTTTGAATTTGTTCACAAAGTACATTTGACCCTTGCCAGTAACTTTCGTTGTCTTGGTGACACGCACGCTGCCGTCCGGGTTGTTGATTGTCCGTGTCTTGATCTCAAACAGTCCCAGATCCATGGATCGCTGGGTCGGCATATTGTAATACTCGCCTTTGCGTCCAAGATACCCTTGCTCCCTGAGAAGAGCGAAAAGTCGATTCTGGCCGATGTCGATTCCGTTTTGCTTCAGGATTTTTGCCAACTCACCGATCAGGATGCTCGTGTTCGACGTCTCCAGCGCCTCAGCAAAGATCACTTTGGGACGATCCAGTTCAATGCGTCTTTCTGCAGCAATCCGCTTGTCCCGCTCTTCTTTGAGCTTGGATACAACATCCAGCAACAGGTCTGGATTGTCGAGCAACTCGTCTTTGGCGTACATACCGTGCTTGCGGATGGACGGAATAACTTCATGGGTGATCCAGCGCTTGAAGGCTTTCGCTTCCGGCTTCCGACTCTTCATCACCAAGCTGTAAAGACCGGGTTCGTTAACAACCGCCATCTCCTGCGGTCCTCCAGGGGTATTGACAATGGCAATCCCCTTTTCGTCTGGGTCGAGACCGCTGTCAGGCCGATCAGCTCGACCATTGATTGCCAGACTTACGTTTTCTAAACCAAGTGGTTCGCACACATCTTTTGCCACAAACCACGGATCGCCGTCTTTCACAACAACCCGCACCTGTTTTTCCTGAAAGCTGAAAACGTTCTGGAGTGCTTGCATAAACGGTTCCTCCTCTGTCTTCTCTCCACGCAGTCGATTCATCCGCCCGAACTCTTTCGTTCGCGAAGATCACGAAGCATAGCAGCAAGCTCGGGATCGTCCATCACTGTGCGTGTTTCTTGTCGTTTCGTATCGTAGACGCCGGCTTTTTCCTTTTCGAGTTGGCGTTGAACAGATGCGGGAAGCTTGTCCTGACGAATTGGAACGACTTTGTTGATGTTTGAGCCTCGCTGCTCCTTGGCTTGGTGGAAAGTCTGAGCGTCTAAAACGGCCTGCTCAAGCGTCTTAACGCCAGATTTGGAATAGCGATCGAGAATGCTCCTGCAGTAGTTCCACGGTTTACCACCTTCCGTAGTTTCTCTCATGGCAAAAGCAATTGCTTCAGGTTTCATACCCTCGTCCAGGTAGGAGTTCAGCAAGAGCAAGATGCTTTGGTTTGGAATAAACCCGAAGTAGTGTTCGTAAAGGTCAAGAGCACTCTTGAAAACATGGAGTGGTCTGTCGCCGACCACGACCACCTGAGATCTTTCTTCGGATGAGGTAGTAGGTGGTGGGGGAATCAGAGAATCAGGAATCAGTTTAAGGGAATCAGGAATCAGAGAATCAGCACGGCTTTTATCAGGCTGAGCCGTTCCTTTTCCCGTACTTTCCGAGGAAAGCCCTAGGCTGTCCTGGGGCTGTGACTGCCAATCCTGATCTTCCTTCACTGAATCCTCAGTTTTGTTTCCCGGCTTTGGGAGTTTGCTCGGTGCCTCCCTGTGATGAGGGTTCTGGTGTTCAACGAACTTCGGAATGGAGATGTATTGGCCGCCATCGACTTCATATCTGATGATGAACCCCTTGTCGTGAAGTTCTTGCAGGTGCTTATCTACATCCACGTTCTCATAAGGAAACAGTTCTCCCTTGATTCGTTTTGGACGATCCTCCAGCAGCCCTTCACGGTCAGCCAAGCACCAAAGCCCGATAAACAACAGGCGTGCATAAGGGTCCAATTCAGAAAGATCTTCATTTTTGAAAAAGCTAGGCTTGATATTGCGTGCTCTCGCCATCTTCGCTCCTCCTCTCTGCTAAAACTCTGTGGTTGTTCAACTTGATTGGTTTCCATTCCGGATAGTACCGCCTCATATATGCTGTAGCGAAACGTTTCAGTGTCTCGGGATTGCCTAAAGTGCGGTACATATCCGGGAGCAGAAACCATTGTGTTCGTTCACTCATTCGAACAGTGAGCCACTCTCGGTTGGGTCAGCTTCTTTCTTTTCCTCATCCGCAGGAATCGACTCCGCCGCCGAGATATTGATGTCAATCGCATCACTGTAGACGCTGACCGGCTCACTGACGAGATCCTTCCGAATCACTTCATCCTGGGCTGCCTGCTGCTGGATCTCCACACTGATCGGCAGGTACTTCCACATATGGCGGATAACCGTTTTTTTCGCCATTTCCTCGTAGTCCGTCACCCAAGGTCCATTCTTGGCGGCTTTCGAGCGAGACCGGCGCTTCTCGATCTCCTCTTTGTCCATCACTTCGAACTGGTAGCCGCCGTCCTTGAAATGAGCAACAGCGTAGACGTACTTCATTTCACCGCGGCGACCGGTTGCCGGTTTGTGGTGTAGCTTTGGATGCAAGCCCAGCTCGTAATCAAACTCGTCCGCCTCGTATACGCAGTGAGCGTAGATGCTTTCGATGTTTCCGCTGCGCCTGGCCAGATCGATCATACCTTTGTACCCGATGATAAATTGTGCTTCTTTCCCATATGGGATGATATAGCAGTGGCCGATAAGGCCAGGCTCAAGTCCCAGCTGCGCGGCCTGCATGACCGCCCCAAGTAGAGATGGTACATTACATTCCAGTAGCTTCGGTGTAGTACGGATGGTGGTAAGCGCGATCCGCGCCATCCTGTCCGCATTCATATGGGATGGCAGCGCCTTTTCGATCTCCGGTGCCATGCGTTTCAGATATGCCGCGATTGTTTGCTCAGGAGACTGCGGCTGTTGGGCCGGTTGATTGGCCCTGTTTGCCAGTTGATTCTTTACGTCTTGATTGGTTGCCATGTGACTCCTCCCTCCTTACACTGCTTTCACGCTAAATCTGCGTGAGAACGATGGTTTCAGGTACTTTTGATAGATCTCCGGGTGATCTTTTTGCAGTGCCTTGCTATCGAGACGATTCGTGGTAACGTTCTTCCAAGTGACAACATGGTGACTAGCGGTCCCGGTTTCGTATTCACCCAGCATGGCTTTTAGGCGGTTCTCCAGCTCCGCGACGCGTTCGCCCGCTGCCTTCTCTTCCTGCTTCGCCAGTTCTAGTTGTTCAAGGAGCATGTCCGCCTCCAAAGGTAGTTCGGTCTCGCTGTCAGGCTCCCCAATTGGATACATGGTTTTCAGAAGTGTGGTTGAAGCGTCTGAACCGTCCACCATCGGCGGAACTTGCGGCAGCACGTGGTTATGCCAGAAGTCGGATTCCAGCTTGATCAGGTACTGGATGATCTCTTCGTCTCGTTCGATACGTTTGTAGACGAACTTATTGCCGCCGATCAGCACGGCAATCCACCAAGCCTCATAACCCGTTACCGCCATGTAGTGCTGACACTGGAGCAGGTATGGAGCAGGGATTTCTTGGCCTTCCCACTCGCCCTTCAGGTATTCGTTGGCTGTTTTGCACTCCAATCCAGCGCGTTCACCTACGATCAAACGGTCAACGTTGGCGAGCATGAACGGAAAATCCGGGTGCTGCAGGATTGCATTGCGGCGTTTCACCTTCAAGCCTGTCCGGCGCGTAAATTCCTGAGCGACCACGTCTTCCAGGATTGTTCCGAAGTATGCCGATTCGCTCTGTAATTCTTCCAGAGGCGCTTGTCCAGTTTTTTCAAGATATACAGCCACCGGTGACTTCCACTTGCTCAGCCCGGCGATTGCAGCGGCGTCCGAGCCGCCGATCCCCTTGCGGCGGAACTGAAGCCAAAGTGCCCGATCCATATCTTTTGTTGAAGCAATGGCAACTGCCATGTAAACCCCTCCTCTTGTCTTTTGGAGGCCGATACGCTACGATTGAAGTACGATTCCCAATCGATGCTTATCGACCGAGACTCAGCGTGCCAGCGCTGGGTCTTATTCATTTTCATCAATGAATCTTGCGATGTTTTCTTCAGCCTTATTGATCGCATCGATTAAGTCGTTTAGGTGTTTAGCATGAAAATCTGCAAACGCTTTGAGGATTTCCGACGTAACTCTTCGGGTATCGTCGGTGTCCCGCTTTAGGTTTTCGAGCTCGATCCGAACGTCCTCCAGATCACTTATTACTTGATGAAGCTTATCCACTTCCACCAGTTTCACCCCCTTTCGTTTTGTCACGAGGCCGCCGCCGGCCCTACCTCTCCGACAGCCGCGCGCCTCCTCGGGCGCTCCCGTTTGGCCTCGTATATGTAGTTGCCTACATTACTTCCTTCAATCGCTTTGATAGGTTGCTGTGGATTAAAGTGATTCTTTCGAGCAGTTCCGGAATCGTGTAATCATGCTTCATTCGATTACACTTCTTATGGGCCCATTTCAGATTGGATATTGTGGTCATGCCGCCTTTGGTAAGAGGGATGACATGATCAACTTCCGCATGTTCCCACTTTAGTGGCAAACCGCATAGGTAGCACGTATCCGGTTCGCCAAGTTGACTCTTTATCTGCTCCAGCGTTACGTCGCTTTTTGGATAACGCTTCAAATTGTTCTTCAATTTTTGCCACTTATAACTCTCCGATTTTCTTTGATAACACTTCTCGCACTTTTTGCACCAGGACTGATACGTATCCCTTTTAGACCTCTTCCTGAACTCACTCAGAGGTTTTTCGACTTCGCATTTAGAACACTTCTTGGAACTACTCACATCCTTCACCTCCTTTTGACCTGTCATCGGTTCCCCGATCCGCTTTCGCGGTCATCAGGCAGGGACGGTCAACTCCCTGCGACCGAGGCCGGGGCCCCGGTTTCGACTATCCAATTAACCTCTTTGCTTGATCCCGTACTGCTTCCCGAAACTCCGATCGGCTCATCGTCGCCTGCATATCGACCAGGTATTCCAACTCCTCGATCACGTCCCGGATTGTCCACTCCAGATCATCATTGCCAACATCAAAGGCAAGCACCTGCAGGTGACGCTTCCGAATGGGTTCCGTCCGTTCGACGTGCTCCGGAAAATCAGGCAATGGCTGCATGTCGATTCGCCTCCTGCAGCGCGGTCAACTCTCTGATACGCCACTCGATCTCATGCGCCAAATCTCGCTTATGCGCATCCAACTCTTCGCGAAGACGTTTCAGTCTGACGTATTCCACATCCACCGCGCGCCACTCGTCGTCCGTCATTCGGAATTCCCGTTCCAAATTCGCCAGTTCGCGCTGCAGATCAGCAATCTGCGAAGAAAGAGTTTTCATAGACTTGTCATCTCCTCATGTAGCGTGATAAGCTACCAGTATCTGATTTTTTGGTTTGATCAGGCCGTCTGTTCGCTGCAGGCGGTCGTTTCTTTTTCAGCCATGTGTTCCAGTTCAACCATTTCTCCGATTGTGATCACCTTGCGTCCCAACGGACGATCCGCGTCACATACCAACTCGATTACACCAGCTGCTGTTGTCAGATCTTTCATGCACCATTCTCCCCCTTCGCTTTGAGCTTTTGTTGAAACGCAACTAACCGGTTCACGTACTCCTCTGCCGCTTCTTTTCCACCTGGCCGCTTCATCATCGGTACCGCATCCGTCTCGTAGGTGTTCGCCAAAATTTCAAACAACCGTTCGTTCCAGGACTTCGTCATAGGCTTGTCCCTCCTGCCATAAGTGCTTCCTGCCTTTCACGCCTCAGCAACTCGCGTGGGCAACTGACGATAATCTCCTGTGCCCGCGCTTCTACAAGCCAGTTGTGCTGATGGATTGCTGGATCTATCCCGTACTTCTCGTCCATCAGGATATGTACATCGTCACCGGCTTGGAAAAGATCTTCGATTTGCTTGCCCAAGTGAGTGAGGAGCCTTTCATCCTCCTGTGAGACCGGCTGCCACGGACGCCTTCTGCGTTCCCATTCAATTGCTTCCCTGGCTGCCTCGATTACATCCTCACACTGCTTGATGAGGTTGTAGAGGCCGACGGTCAGGCTCACCATTAGTCGCGGATCAGTCGGCGGCGGTGCGTCTCCATACAGATGCTTGAGCATTCTTGTAGCTCGGTGGTTCCCGCATGCTTGTACGAACGCTTCCGCATCTTCCCTGAGCGGTGTTGCTCGCCCGTTGATCACATCGGAAACCCACCGCGCTGACCTCCCCAACTTCTTACCGAGCGACTCGTACGTCATCTGTTCGCCTGTTCTTTGGTGGCGGAATGCGTATTCGCAGATGTCATGTATCCGCGACCGTGCGTAAAGACTTACCGGCGTGTTACTGTTCCCCATCTGTTCTCCTCTTTTCTATTTGGTTGTCGATGTACAATGAAACTGTGCTCATCTTCCTTTGCTCCCTCGGCTGCTCACCGGAGGCTTTTTCTCCTATGCCGTCATCGTGATGCCATATACTTGCTCGATCCAGTTAATGAGCGCCGACTTCGGAACCCGCAGCATCGGACGCTTGTCCGATCCGATGTTGATGACCGGGAAGCCGGTTCTGCGCGCCAGCTCGTAGGCGTATTTCCGATCTACCCGGAGGATCTTGGCCACCTCGTCCATCTTGAGAAGAGGCGGGAAGGTCTCAAGGTTTAGTGGTTGCTGGCTGTTCATTTGGCAACCTCCTTTCACTTCGGCCATTGAAGTTCGAGTATGACAAACGTCGTATCTGCCTCTAGGATGGTGCAGCATTTGTGAATCGTGGTGCCGAAAGGGTTGTACGGCTTATTGGCTTCGAATCGTTTCACACAAGAGAGCGATACGCCTGCTTTGTCCGCGAGTTGCTGCTGAGTCAGCCCCAGTTCTTTGCGGTGGTTGCGAAAGTAATCCGAAACCTTCACGGGGAATCATCCTTTCGGAAGGATTTTCCATTACCTCCATCGAATCTGTTTGTCGGAAGAACGTGAACTTTGGCGAGTGGCGTTCTTCTAAATTCAGATGTAGAGGAGGTGAAGTTATGGAACAAAATAATCGGACACCGAACTTCCTTAATAATCGAGTTGACCTTAGATACCATACGCTAACTATGCTTAATTCCGGCATTGAATCTCTGAAATCCAAGGAAAATAATGAAATTTCGATCAGTGATGACACTCGAGTCTTTATCATGACGAATTTTGGATTGATCGCAGCGGATATTAAAGAGTTAGGCGTATCGGACAACTCCTCTGAAAACGTAAAGCCTGGTCAGAAGCTGTTTCAGTTAATGCTCGAGGCCCTTCTTAACTCCCGAAACAACTACTTATCTGAGCAAGAAGAATTAATTGGCCAAGGTAATTTACGTGTAATTAACGACTCATCATTTGTCGTGCTTGAGAACGTTACTGTAATCCCATTTGCCAATCCAAACACAAAATCCAATCTTGATTCTCTGATCCTATTTACAGATCAGATAGTCGGTATCTCTTTTGGAACGGTACATGCTTGACGCTGCTCTTGAAACTTCCTGAATGGTCGCATTAAATTGCACACTTGGATAGAAGGCCGTCGTTTCTGCGGCGGCTTTCTCTTCCAAAAATGCTTTGATCTCTTCCCGCACGATCTCGCGGATGCGTTTCTCGGTCAGTTGCATGGCAGTCACCTCCCCTTGTTGCCTTTTCAGGCGGGTTTAGAATCATAAAGCAACGATTCGTTTCCTTTTTCTCTAAAAAAAAGCGTCCAATCAATATTGAGCACAGCAGCTATTTTTTTGGCTACTTTTACACTTGGGTCCCGACTACCATTTTCAATCATGCTATAGTACTGTCGCTTTATCCCAACTTGTTTAGCCACTTCCTCGTGTGTAAGATTTCCACGAGCATTTGCAAGCCATTGACGAGACAATAGTACTCACCCCCTACGCAACGTTTTGTTGCCCTTTAACCTCAATTATACGCAACAATATGTTGCTGTCAATAGCTATTGTCAACTTTTTGTTGCCTCTCTTACAACGCAACAATGAGTTGCCCTATAATAAATAAAAATAATAAGTATGCGAGGTGAAACCCATGTTGGCCATAAGATTGGTATCACTTAGAAAAAAACATAAGTTTACACACCAAGATATGGCAGAAAAACTTGGGATTACCCGGCAAGCATACTCCAACTATGAAAACGGAAAACGCGAACCCGATTATGATACTCTTGAAAAAATCGCAGATATTTTTAAAGTAAATATCGATTACCTACTTGGTCGCACTGATGATCCGTCGCTTGTAGACAGTAAAAACGAAACCGACGAACTTACCACCATCATGTTTCATAAGTGGGATCAGTTGGACGAGAGAAGACGGAAACAAGCTCTGAAACTAATCGAGATCCTTGAGCAAGAGGCCGACGAAGAGAACAACAAAGGATGACAAATTGCATCATTTTTTCAGATTCGATGGATAGAGGGGATCAATTTGGATTTGGTCTATTTAGATGAATCAGGAGATGTAATTTATACCGAGAGTAAAGGAACAAGGCGTTTCGTTTTATCTGCTTTTGTCGTTCCAGAGGAGACGTGGAAGGATGTTTTTGAGGTTGTAAAAAAATTTAGATTGTACTTAAAAAGTGAATACGGCATCCCGATGTACAAAGAATTACATGCACGAGATTTTATAAACGGTAGGGGGCGCCCAAGCAAAAAGAAAGTTATCTCAAAATTTGAGAGAGTGAATATTACAAGAAACTTTCTAAAAGGACTTGCAAAGTACCTACCACAGTTAGGTGTATATGTAATTAACGTCTGTGTTGAAAATAAACCTGGGCTCAATAGTTATGATACTGCTGTTGATCGAATGCTTAATAGGATTGAAAGGACCCTGAAGCAAAAGAACCGACGAGGACTACTTATATTCGATGAAGGAAAAGAACAATTGGTGGTCAGAATATCTCGGAAAATGCAAGTTTTTAATCCTATCCCTAGTAGATATGGTGTTTGGTTAGACGACGGAAAAACGACCAAGAATATTACAACGAACCATATCGTAGGTGATCCATTCTTTCGCAATTCACAGGATGATTACTTTATACAAACTATTGATTTTATAGCATTTCTATTACTTAAATACATGGAACCACCCACAGAACATGTGGAGAAATACAAAATAATGGATTTATTCCCAATATTAGAACCGATTTTATACAAACCAGCTTCTAAATATCATCCACTAGGAATAGTGACAAAATAAAAAAGCACGGCCGATGATCCAGCACCGCTGGGTCGGTCATGCAACTACATTTTAATACATCCAGTATTTATTGTCAATAGACCAAAATTATAAATATTACCACACTTGTTTCTCTACATCAAGAAGCCCGTTAATGGGCTTTTCTTTCACCCATTAATACGAACATATATTCTGTTGTTGGGGGGAACTTATGCTGCAATGGACTTTTTACAAGCCAACCGAACTTGAAAAGCGAATCTCAGAACTGTACCAGTCACTCGGAATATTATCCCCCGAAGATATTCAGGAGGAAGGGATCGCAGCCCGACTTGGCATTAGGCTCATGTATGAGGAATCCCCTTCCCTCGTGTATGAGAAAGGGAAGTTTCGCTGCATCGTGATTGACAAAACGTTACCAGCGATTGAGCAGCGGAAACACTTTTTCCACGAGCTGGGGCACCTTCTACGCGGTCATGCCGGTGTGCAGTCAGAGTTGCCGGATCTCTTCGCAGAGCTGCAAGAGGAGCAGGCCGAACACTTTGCCAGGTACGCTCTGACGCCATACAACATGATCCAGAGTCTCCCCCTGCCGGAGTACGAATGGGACTTCCCATATTTGATCGCATCCTCATTTCATGTCACGCTTGAAATGGCAAAAGATCGTTGGGATCAGATCAAGCGTCGGATCAGTGCCGGCAGGTGGGAGCAAGCAAGTGTTGAGTATGAGCGCGGCCGGTATCGAAAATCGTTCTGGTTCAGGGAGGTGGCAGCCCGATGAAGATCCGCGTTTACTTCGACTACTATGGTGACAAACTGGTCCCGATGCAGATGGTGATCAGCTTTCGCAAAGGAGACCTCCCTTGGGATCGGGAGAAAGTGTTCGTGCCGGTGATAGCCCCGTTTGACAAGATGGGGGTTGAGGATTTCATATCTGATTCCCTTGCTATCAGTGTCACCCAGGGCGAATTGATTCTGAGCGCGGACAAGCCGGGAAAGTTCGGGATCCATCTCCCGCCTCTGCGCCGCCGCGCTCTGGAAGGAGGGGTGGACTACTGGGAAGTTGAGAACTTGGTCATCCAAATGGCCGATCTGGAAGAGTTGCTGCAGACGAGTGTGTTTGTATGAACAGGAGGGATGAGTGATGAAAGGACATGTGAGGAAACGTGGTGATAAGTGGTGCTTTGTTGTGGAGCTTCCGCGGGATGAGCTCACTGGCAAGCGCCGGCAGAAGTGGTTTTCGGGGTTCAACACCAAAAAGGAGGCTCAACAGGCGCTGATCGAAAAGTTGCGTGAGATCCAGACGGGCCTCCTCGTAGACACAACGGATATGACGGTCGAGAAATACATGAGCTACTGGCTGGAGAACTACGCAAAGGTTTCGTGCCGTCACTCAACGTATGATGTCTATCGCCAACGATCACAGCGTTACGTGATCCCGCTGATCGGCCGCGTGAAGCTGAAAGACCTCAAGACCATGCATCTGCAAAAGATGTATGCCGATCTGCTGAAGGACGGCGCCAAGTACCGGTCTGGAGGCATATCACCGATGACTGTTCGACACATTCACGGGATGGTGCACAAGGCGTTAGAAAACGCTGTGCGCTGGCAGATCATCCCCCGGAATGTCGCTCAGATGGTGGAGCTCCCACGAGTCGAGAAAAAGGAAACGGCCGTTTTAACCAGAGAGCAGGTTCAGTGCCTTGTGGAGGCAGCAAAGGATCATGAACTGTATATCCCGATCTTGCTGGCTGTCACAACCGGCATGCGGTATGCAGAGATTTTTGGCCTTGCGTGGAAGGATATTGATCTGGACAAACGTTTTATCCATGTGCGCCAGCAGTTGGTCAGAACCAAAGGAGAGTTTCGTCTGACCGAGCCCAAAACCAAGAGCAGCGAAAGAGTGATCTCCCTTCCGGAAAGTTTGGTCGCTCCTCTCCGTCGCCACAAAGCCGAACAGGCACAGCAGAAACTTCTGATCGGGCCTACATATAACCCGGATGGTCTGGTCTGTTGCCGCCCTGAAGACGGTCAACCCTATTCGGCCACACCAGTGCGGCGGAAGTTTGATTCGCTTCTGGATAAAGCCGGTCTCCCGCGCATCCGCATCCATGATCTGCGGCACACTGTGGCCACGCTACTTCTGGAGCAAGGCGTCCACCCCAAGGTGGTTTCCGAACTGCTTGGTCATGCCAATATCGGCATCACTCTGGACCGGTATAGCCATGTTTCGATTACGATGCAAAAAGAGGCGGTTGACTCCCTGGAGGCGGCCATTTTCACCTCCAAAAGTGCACTTTAGTGTCATAAAGGTTTGCAAAATGTTTGCATCGGGCATCTTCACACCTTTATATGCCTTATTTTATGAGGTTTTCTGACCCCTATCCAAAGATGAAAAACATTTTTGACATTGAGAACCACTCTCCTTTGACTGTTCGATTTAATTGGAAGGAACGGCATTATCGATCCACCGAACAGCGCGGTCACGCAAGCCGTCCTCTTTTACAATGGATTCATTCACTTTTGCCATACTGGCCACGATGATTCCCAACGTAAAAACGATGCAAATGAGAACAGAAAAGAGCTTGCTCACATGTACAGATCCTTTCTATACGAGATATTTGTCCAGAATCTCGGTCAGGAGCTTGTACCAGGGAAACATGGCGACCAACAACCCCATGTAAAAAGCAGGGTAAACAATCACACTGTACCCGATCCCCAGCGATTTGATTTTTTTGCGATGACGAAACATCCTGCGATTGTCGACAGCCCACTCCAACCGCTGCATCGTCGTTGCCATTTGACTTTCGTTCAACTGCTCGATAGTCCGCATGCTGGATACGAGAATAATCGCGTCATCCACGCCCAATTTTTGCTTGAATGCTTCCAAGGCTTCGTCCGGGTCTTTATTCCACTCGGACAAAGTGGGGATATACTCCTTTAATTTCCGGGTGGGTCTGGCCGCCTTGGCCATCGCGTTGTACACGGGAACGTGGTTTTCCAGCAAATTCACGTACCGATTGATAAAGCGGGCAATGTCGTTGCTCAACACTTCTTCCCGATATCCCGCCCACGCTTTCAGCAAGAAGTAAGGAAGCAAAAATCCGACGGCTGATGAAAGCATAAGTGAAAGGAATGGGAAATCACCCTCACCGGAAAACAGAGCAACCAGTACGTGGAGCAGCACCATCACACTGCCGCTGACCAGTTGGGTAAAGATCCATTCTGCTTTTCCCCATCCAAACGGCCGGCCTGCCCGCTTCAATAACGATGCCCACTTTGGCTCTTCCTCGGAAGCCATCACCTTTTCCCAAGTCTGCCACCAACGTTGGGACACGAATAACCGATGGCGTGCCCGCAACACAATCGTTCCCACCACCGTGAAGAAAACCACGAACATGCACAGTGAGCCCATACCGATCAGTACGTATAACATCATCAACATCATTACCGATACCTCCGTCCCCAAATGAACGCCAACAGGATGGACAAACACCACACCGCACTTGCCAGTGAAAGAATCGCCTGACCGTCGGCCGTAAAAAAGTAGAGACGGTAGGAATCCTTTAACAGCGTTTGATTGTACGGTATCAGACAGAGACAGATGGCGATTACCAAAAGCAAACTGATCCAAATCGCGTAAATCTCACTATCCCTTTCCTCTTTTTCGTCCTGTTGGACAAACATCTCATTGGTCAAACGGTTGAGGGACGTTTGTATATCCTCCGTCTCCCCTTCCAAGCCGCTTGCCACATAGGTAGCAAAGTCATAGGCCCAGGGATGGTGCAGCCGTTCTGCAAACTCTTCCACTGCCGCAACCAAGCTGCCACCGTCTGTGAGCGTGTTGTTGAGCAGAATCAATTCCGGCAGTAGTTCTTTCGGGCACTCGGCAACCATTTCCCGAAAGGTTAAGATGATGTTTTTTCGACTGCTGTAATATCTGGAGAAGAGTTCCACGAAGCGACAAAACGATTGGACCTTTTGATTGATGCGTACCGTGTACCTGGCATACAGAAGGAGTGTCGGCAGCAGGATGAACAGGAAAAAAAGCGAGAGTGAGACGATCAGGTTTTGCAACAATACTCCTGAGAGGAAACCGGCGACGGCTCCGATAAGGGAGAACAAAATGTAACTCTCCGGCTGCCCCCCTGCAACTGTGCACCATTCCGCATACCGCTCGTATAACATTCTCCTGGAGGGGTTTTGCAAGAGTTTTTCCCGCAAGGTCCACACGGTTTTTGGGAAAAAAACTTTTGGGGTTGACCAAATTTTCTGAACGTACAAGCCCAGGAACAAAAAGCCGGCCAATAGACAAACGGACATGGGCAGCAGAATCATCATCTTCATACCTGCCGTCCTATATCGGTCACACGCAAGCTTCGCAATACATCCACATCCGCCTGGCCCAGGCTGCACATGTATTCTGCCAGATGCCCCTCCAGTTTCCTGCCCGTCCATTCGTACTCACCCGTAGCCAGATTGCGCTGGACCAGCGGCACGGACTCCACTCTTTGCATGGTGTCGTTCCATTCCGTTACATGGATTGCGTCAATGAAACGATGTCCGTTGCGCCGATACTGAAGGGAGTTGATGAAATTCACAGCCCGACTAATTCGCTCCTGCGTTAATTCAATACTCCTGCCTCCATACTGATACACCAAATCAGTCAGATCATTTAACGCTTTGTGAGGGAAGCGTTCGTGCAAAGCTGCAATGGTTGCGTCTGTTCCCCGAATACCGGCATTCACGAACTGATAGGCCTCGATCGGTTCCCGAATTTCACCGATCAATATGGTGTTGGCCGTTGTCCGGTACATGTCTTTGAAGCAATGACCCAGCTCAATGCCAATCTCCTCGACGTTTTGCAGTTCAATCACCTCTCCCGGCCACATATCGCCAAACCGCATCTCATGTTCGCTTTCATATATGGTGATATAGTCGGAGGAAGGGTCTTTCAACTTTAACATGCAAATCATGAGTGTCGTTTTTCCCGCAGCCATGGGACCAATCACCAACACATTGCTGCGGCCGTATACTTGCTGTTCCAGCAGCAGCTGCACCTTTTCATCAAATGTCGGAAGGTCTTGTGTGCGCAGTTGGTCCAGGGAAAACGATCGCGTGGTAAAGCGTCTTACCAGTACCGTTGGCACCCTTGAATAGGGAAAGGTAAACATGGTAAGCCGAGCCTTTAACGTATCCAGGTACCCGCTTAACCGCGGTTTTTTTTCATTGAAGGAAAGTCCCGCTGTGTTTGTTAATTTTTGCTGCAAGATCTCTACCTCTTGCCACGTAGGCTTATACTCCAAAAACTTTTTTACCCCTTGTTCCAAATAAGCAACGTTTTTCCCTGCAGAAATGCGCACCTCCTCAATCCATGGGGAAAGGTGGAGCACAACATCCAAAATCCCCCATCCATAGGTGGAAAATGCAATGCCTTCATATCCGTTTACACAGGGAAGGATTTGCTCCGTAACGGGCCGTTTCACCACCTCCTCAAAGTAGTGTTGCAATCGAACAATTATGTGATTGTGACTTTCCCGATCCCCATTTTCCGCCATTGTGAGAATGCGCTGCATCTCCAGCTTTTCTTCCCTCGTCGTGCCAAAGTTGTTCAGGTAGTCACGAGCTGCCTGTTTGAATTCTTCTGCCGTTGTCAGTTGTAAGGACTTTCGATCTGAGGCAATGTTTTTCATCCGTATATGACCGCTCCTCGTTTCCGTTTATCGGCATCTGCTATCTCTTGCAGGCTGTTGATATACTGCTTGGGTGGAAAAAACTCTTCCACCAGCGCGCTGTGACTGCGATGAGATTGAATAAGACGATTTTCGGAAATACGCGGTACGACACCATAGACGGATAACCCCTCTCCGATCCGATGGGAGTTTCCTTTGTCAAAGTGACTAACCAAAACTTCATGTTGAATCCCTTGACCAAGCCAACGGGTAATCCATGCTTTTGCACTCTCCACGCTAAACGGATCCGCCCGAACGAAAAACAGATTGCGATCCGCTGATAACAAGAGACGATGAAGCGCTTCAGTTTCGGGAAAACAATACCCCCAATCGAGATAGACGTAATCAAATTGCTGGCGCAAAGCTTCTATCAGATTGTACAGTTCATTGCTCTTCCATTTGATCGTCCCGTTGGCGTAATACAGATTTTCCACGCCGCTGCTCTGTTTAAAAACCGCTGCCCAATTGCGTTTCACTGCCGAAGCTTTATCCAGCAAATCGGAACGGTATAAAGCCAACTGATGCTGATGCAGACGAAAAAAACGGGTCAGATCCGGTTTTTCACCATTCATGTCGATAACCGCAATTCGTTTGTCCGGATTTCGCTTGGCGAGGAGAATGGGATAATTGATGCAGAACGTCGTAATACCCGATGCACCGTAGCTCAGAAGTGCGTAAACCAAACCCGTGCCTTGCAGGATTGACTCCTGCTGCGTCGCTGCGATTCCCAGAATCATCCCGATCCGACTGCGAAGCTCATCATGTGTGGCAGCTGCAGGCAATACGTACGTGTTTGGAAACCGTGCCTGTTCTATCACCGTGTGGATGAGCGGTTCATCTTTGCATATCGGTGCAATGAGTACTGCCACCCGTTCGTCAAGGCAAGCACGGACGGAAGGAATCCATTCCCAAGGCGGTGTCGTGAACATTTCGGAAAACACAACAACTGCCTCCGGTTGATAGATCGATGCCAATCGAAAAAAGTCTTCATCATGTTCTGCTGCCAGCGCTTCGCACCCGTTTGGCAAAAAGGAATGGACCAGAGATTTCATCGGGTAGCAAACCAATATCTTCATTTTTTGTGCACCTCCTCCTGTACAAGCACGTGACCAATTTGTATCGTTCCGTAGTTCATTGCCTCACTTAAGGCAGTAAACTGTTCGTCGGTCAGATTGAATCCAATATAAGCAGGCAGTGAACTCGGCTGCGATCGATAGTCCCGATACCGCTTCTCCCCATTTGCGTATTTCTTCGCTTCTGAACCCTTGAATACAGCGGAATCCATCTGTTCAGCCGGTGGCAGCAGGTTGGGCTTCAGGGTATAAATTTCAACCCCGTTGTTGTCTTTCACAGTTACGAGCTGACTGATAAACAACGGATCCGCTGTATGATTGCTCTTGTGAAAATGTGCGGGCGCCGGCATGGACTGCAGCTCCGTCAGCGGCTTGTACTTGACCCACACCTTGACCTTGTCTCCCTTGCGAAGCTCCGTGATCGGCATGATCGAGTGTAGAGGGAACTCATATCTCGCTTCCCCTATTTGAGGCAACAACTGGGTTTCCGAAAGTTTTTCTTTGAGCAGCTGCTCCCCCTCATACAATGGCTGCATGCTTCTTTTTCCCAGCACACTCTCCAACGTCTGTAATGCACCGGGGAAAATTTCATCTGCCTCCTCCTGAACGAGCACTACATCGTCCCTGGTAATGGGCTCGTACGGGGAAATCTCTTTGCCTTTCGCTACTTTTACGACAGGCGCAAATAATCGTTCAGAAGCGAGTGCATCCAGATAGTAAGTTGCAGCGTAAAAACTTGCTGCCGCCATCAGCAGCGATAGGAAGCCAATCGTTAACAGTGTCTGTTTCTTCAT